TTTTTGTTTTTTATATATTTTTTAAAAGACAATAAATTTTCGAGAGTTTATTAACGATTTTTGAGTATGTTTTTAATATGTTAGTTTTTCGTTTTTGAGTTCGTTTTTGGGTTATAGTTTGGTATATGTTTTTCTTTGTTTTTTTCGTGTTTTTTCTATGTTTTTTCTTTGTCCTAATAAAAACTAACTTATGAAATTCTAACGTAGTTTTCTAATAAAACTAAAAGTATACTAAACCAAAATTTATATATACATAAAAACTGAAACAGTATGAAAATAAAACTAAAATAAAACTAAAATACTATTCCACAACTGAAATAATTCCACATCCAATTTTGGCAAAATTAAACATAAAAGTATATGTAACTAACTTAAATAATAGACAACTATAATTCCATTACCTTGCAAATACAGTAGGAATGACATCAAAGAAAACCCAAATAGTAATTACAGATGATACAATTATATCATTTTATCGAGAGAATCCGCAAATAGATATTGTAAGTATGAATCACGTATTTATAGATATAATAAAGAAACTCTCGACAAACCTCAACGAAACACTTGTGAATTCAGTAAACACCAAAATACTGAATACTCTAACTGAATTGAGCGGGAGTATTTCGACAATCAAACACGATGTTTCGAATCTATCTCGCGATATGCTAACTCAAATGACAAATAAACTCCTTGAAAATAAAAAGGAACACTTGGAATCAATGACCTTGATTTTATCTTCCAACGCACTCTCGAATTATGAGAAAATAGGGAGTGTTATAGAGAAACAAAACGAAACACTCATCGCCAAAACAACATCTATTATAACAGAAGTCATTCCAAAAACACATAATGCCTATCACGAAAAAGTCGAATTCAGTATTTCGAACCTTTCTTCCGTTATTACCGAGAGAACAAAAGAACTAATGGAAACCATCACAAAAGATACTCCCGAAAATTCTATAAAAGAATACCTCAAACAAATAGAAACACAAATGGATAGAACCCTCCAATGTATCCAACAACCTATATATGCTATTATTCAATCCAGTGAACAACGAACCACCAATGAATTACAAGGACTAAAAGAAAAACTCATTACACATACTGCCGGACAAGACACTCTTTCTCTCGAATTACGAGAGTTCCTTAACAAATACAAATACAATTCCTCTATGAAAGGCAATGTATCCGAAACAGAACTCTTCTTTATTCTCCAACAGTTATTTCCAACAGATGAAGTGATCGACTGTCGTGGAGAAACTGCCACGTGCGACTATAGGGTGAACCGCTTAAACAAGTCAAAACCACCTATTTTATTTGAAAACAAAGATTACACACGGTCAGCAAACACAGAAGAAGTAAATAAGTTCTGTAGAGACGTTACTTTACAGCGTTGTCACGGTATTTTTCTTTCCCAGAACAGCAATATCACATACAAAAACGACTTCCACATTGATTTAGTGGATGGTTTGGTGCTGATTTATCTATGTAATGTCCAGTATAATCGAGAGAGAATCCGGGTTGCCGTCGATATTATCGACAATCTCTCCCCGAAAATGGAATATATTTCCAAAATATCCACAAAACTCAACGGTTTCCATATTCCAAAGGAAGATTTAGACGTTTTATTGGAAGAATATGCCGAATTCAACGCCAAAAAAACACAATTAACCGAAATGGTGCGTAATTCCACCAAACAAACCATCGAAAAAATCGAAGAACTTCAAATGGGTGCTCTAAAACGGGTCCTTACAAAGAATGGAGCAATTACTCCCGATGAAGACCTTAAATGTAAGTTCTGTAACTCATTTTCGGGTAAAAATAAAGCAAGTTTGGCAGCACATATACGCGGCTGTAAGTCGAACCCCGCAAAAACTGCGGCCACATAAGACTCTTTATGTATGGGATTATGGGAATAAAGTTGATATAAAATATTTTTACTATGAACGTTAATTAGTAAAAATATATAATTGTGAGAACACTCGAGTGATAAAGGAGCGTAGAAAACAAACAAAAATAACAAAAAATTATACATTTATTCTACTCTTTCTACTCCTTTTATTCTAGACTTATTTGTATTTATTCGTACATTTTAAACTATTAGTGTTTTATTATTTTTTAATGTCTAGGCCTATATAGTAAAACTCCATACGCATAGACGTTAAGCACACCACTACCGAACTATATAAATCGCAATATCATATAGATTTACATATCTATATGAAATCATTCCGACTTGCTGGAATCGAACCAGCGACCAGTTGATAACGACAATTACTTCTACAGTCAACTGCTCTACCTCTGAGCTAAAGTCGGTCACGAATTAATTACGTATTTTTCTTTATATCGTTTCATATCGCACAATATAATTGAACGAATTTCATTATGGGATATTTGTGGTATATTCTGTTCTGGACGCATACCAGGTATCCGCATTTGTTCCAAATAAAAACTTGTTAGTTGAGTCATAAAAGTCGACCTGTACGTATCCGGGACCATGGTTGTTTATGGCCTTTATACTTATATAGTTAGGTCCTTGGGTTAAACTAAATTTATTACTGGCGTCATCGGAAAGAGCCATAGAACCACTACTAATAAATTTATCTGCTAGGTCAACATTTCTGGGTTGATCATTTATTTTAATATAGCCAATAGTATTATCAATATAATATTTTACGTAACACCCCGACAATGCCGACGGAGAGTTATATACCGTATAAAAATACAAGGTTTCCGCATTAACTGACTGATTCGTATACACCGAATCTATCCAGATCGGATACGAGTTCTTATTATTGCTAATATCTAATCCGGTTGGTTCCCAAACATACACACGAGCTGCTCTCGATAATCGTTCACTCTGAAATAAACTACCGATATCCTTTCCATTTATTTTATAGTTTGTTACAACCGTATCTCCGCAAATATAAGGTATGAGTTGGTTTTCTATAGAATCGTTTGTTTTTACCAGATTCAACGACGGAGTAGTATACTTTGTAAAATAGTTGCTGGGTCCGGTATAAGGTATCCGTATATTCTTAGACGGAAAACTGAGCAAAACGTTAGTGCCGGCTTTATTATAATTCATATTGTATGGACGTGTTTCAATCCCATACGACAATTCAACTCCATCGTCTAAATAGTTCTGAAATGCGCGACTTACAGTAATCATTTCATTCGGTGACAATATCGTATCCCATACAAACATAGACGAAAACGCAAAGTCACTGGTTGAACCATCTATCGTATTAATTCCAAGTTGAATGCCCCCAACCGAAACGGTAAGAGTGGCTGGCGGGTTCGTTACGTCTACTCCGTCCGCAAAAAAACATTGTTTATGCGCTTGTGGTGCATATTGGCTCGAACCGCAAAATACCAGCCAATCAGTTACACCGGTGGTTTTTGGGATTGTTCGTTCCGCTCCGCCATATTTTGCATACGCAATTCGCCCAGAAGAGTCGTGACCGTGTGCAAAATCCGTAATATAGGGGGTTGTTGTGCCAATATATTGTGTAGCCGATGTAATGATCCGTTTTTTGTTATTGGATGGATTTGTATAACGAGTTAACGAACATATTGTGAATTGCGAAGGACAGCTTCCCGTAGGCCAAGTGATAGTTGATCGGAGGGCTCCTGCTGTTCCGGTTAATTGTTGAATGCTCGCATTTGCGCCGTTTGTATTGCTAGCGGTAGAGCCGATTATAACATTCCTGCAAATCGCGCTCCCTTGTTTATTCATTAAATCAGGTATTTGATTCGAATCATACGAACTCGCGAGATAAATGCTGTATGGCTGTTTATATGATAGTAAATTGCGAAATTGCGATTGTATATCGAACAGTTCGGGGAACTTGGTGTTCAATTCTATGCCGTCTTTCAAATATTGGCGCAAAATGTTCGATACGGTCGCCATCTCGTCGTCGGTAAGCTCTTGGTCCCAAATCAACACGTGCGAAAACGCAAAGTCTGAATTTTCGTTAGTCCCATTAATCTGCATATCCCACGAGGTGGATAGACTGGTCGCATTGACTCCACTACGCACTCCATCAATTATAATATTTGTGGGGGGTGATCCACTTGTTTTTCCGCAGGTTACTACCCAATCGGTTATTGTTCCAACCGATCGCTCTGGTGTTGCCCAAACACCGGACGCGTTATATTGGGCATATACTACACCACGTTTTTGGTTGTGGTGTCCGTGTATCCAATCAATAACGTTTGAGTTAGGTTGTCCGTTAGTTCTCGTAGATGGAATACTTAATATCCGTTTTTGCTTAGTTGTATCAGTGCTTGTATATCGTGTTATCGAACATACTGTATTTTTTTGTGGAACGCTATTCACCGGGAATGTTATCTTGCTAGTAGTGCTGCCGCCGGTCAAATATGGAATTCTTAAACTTGAGCCATTTCCATTTACAATTACGTGAGTTACATCAGTACATTTTGCCGGCGATAAACGGCGATACAAATCGGGAATAGTTCCGGATGACAAATTATATGAGTCCGCGCAATATACTGCGAGTGGCGGTTTGCTATTCATCAATTTCACAAACTTGGCATTATCGTTTTGGCGATATTGCGTATTAAAAAAATCCGCGTATTCAGTAGTTAATTCTCTACCATCTTTTAAATATTGCTGCAACACGTTCGAAACTATTTTCATTTCAGAATCGGACAATTCTTGGTCCCAAATTAATACGTGCGAAAATTTAAAAAAACCAGGGGCATTGCATATATTAATCCCGATTTGTTTATTATCAGATAACATACTCACAAAACTAGCCGATCTGTTTATTCCGTCAGCTAAAATATGGGATGATGTATACGGACTAGTTCGACCACACATAACTAACCAATCAGATTTATTGCCAACAGTGGTTGATTCTGAAACATTTGTATCATCATACACCGCTACACCACGATTAGGATTTGCGTGGCCATGATACCAGTTTTTAATATAACTAAACGATGCGTAGTTTTCGCCAGAAGAGATGTCAATGCCATCTATACTATTTGAATTAGTTATGCTAATATTACCCTTAATAGAAGAAGATTCTATCATTTCGGGCGCAAAACCGCCTACTACATCACCCGTGCGTATTGCGGTAAAACTAGCGTCGGTTATAGTTTTGTTAGTTATTATAACTCTATACTTTGTGTCATTCTCAATGGATGTTCCAGTAAACACACCACTAACATCCACATTAAAATATAGTGATGTTACGGCCGGTTCGTATGTCGTTTCTACTATAGCTTTTAGCGGGATTACAGTAGTTCCCGTCCTTTCTTTATTAATTTTAATGGTACCCACATATACGTGTGATATAGCTTTATTTACGGTTTTTGTATCTACAACTTCGTAGTTATCGGGATTAATTAATTTTTGAAAGGTAAACACAATATCGATTTTTAAAGTACAGTGAACAGAATAATATACTGTATAGATGGTGCCAGGGTTCATTGAAAGTTCTCTTAATGGGAAGTCAGTACCAACACCACCAAACCCATAATCTATCACACTACTATCAAAAGTATATCTAACACGTGTATTTGTAGTGCATTCAACACTACTATTTTTATATACTGTATACTCATATATCGCAGGGAATTTGTCTGTGGAGGTTGATGCAGTAGTAGATGAGCCTTTCGTTGCATTGCTAAATTTCGTATTAGTTAATACTCCATATGTGGGTATACTATCACCCGAACGTGTGATCGAACATACGGTGTTTTTTTTAGGAATACTCCCTTTTGGAAACAATATACTAGGGTTGTTTGAAGTACTACTCCCTAATGTTGGTATAGGGTTACCATTAATTATTACGTCCTCTTTAGTAATCGTACTGCTACATAACGCATTGTCTTGGTTTCTCATTAAATCTGGTATAGAGTAATTATCAGCATTATACGAAGACGCGCAATATATCCCCCACGGCGGTTTTCTATATAGCAACGATTCGAATTGTTTTTTCGTGTTTGTCTTTGTCGCAATGTCCAAATACGCAGCATATCGTTCGGACAATTCGATACCGTCGTATAAATATTGTTGCAAAACATCACTTACCGCTTTCATTTCGGCATCGGTCAATTCTTGGTCCCAAATCAACAAATGCGAAAATTCAAAACCAGAGTTTTCGCTACTAATTGTATTGTTATTTATCGCAAGTGTGCGCGGAGTGGTAAATCCGCTAAATGTGTTCGTTCCACTCGGCACACCGTCTAATAAAATATTCGTAGGAGTTGAACCACCGGTTTTTCCGCAAGTAACTAACCAATCAGTCACAACTCCGATTTTTGATGCGTCATCGCCGGTCGGAGAATCCGGTGTCATCCACACGCTGTTATAGAACACTTGTCCTCTGCGTGCTTTATGTCCGTGAAACCAATTCGAATCGTTCTTCGCGTATAATATTCTCTTGGTAGTGTCGATGTTGGTATATCTTGTAATAGAACATATCGTGTATTTTGTCGGAATACTATTAGCAGGCCACACGATTGAATTTTCCGAGGACCCAGATATATACGGAATTTTCGCAATTGCTCCATTAGTGTTGGGATTTGCAATGTCAGGTGTAACATTAACCGTAGTTGCTTGAAATGCACCTCCCAATAAATCAGGGATTATACCCGGACTATAAAATGATGCACAATAAATACCAAGTGGAGGTTTTGAAACAAGAATGTTACAAAAAATACTGTTTATGCCGGCGTTGTATTTGGGTATATTATTAAATGAATAGCGTTGTGACAATTCGTTTCCATCGTACAAATATTGGCGTAACACATTTGATACAGTTACCATTTCGTCGTCTTCAAGAGCTTGGTCCCAAATTAACACGTGCGATAACTCAAAATCTGAATTATAACCGGCGTTTATGGAATCGCCGTTTATACATAATATCCTATTAATTGCTACGTTAATACCGTATTCTACAAACGTTGCCCCGGTAGGCACACCATCGATTAATGCATTATATGGAGTTTTTCCACTACTTTTACCGCAAGCAACTAACCAATCGGTAACTGTTTTGTAACTGTCTGCGTTAATATAATTTTCGTTATATTCGATATATCCTCTTTTGCCAGCATTATGCCCATGAATTATTTCAAGGGGGTCGGTATTATTCGTTAATATTGTGTTATTACTTGTCCCAATATACCGTGTGATTGAACATATTGTAAAAGTAGTTTGTATGCTATTATCCGGCCATATGATACGGCTCCTCGTATTTCCGCTAATTACAGGAATGACGTTAATTGCTCCATTTCCATCTTTACTAACAAATGTAACATCTGTGCATACTGCGTTTCCTTGTTTTCCAGTTAAATCGGGAATTTGCCCATTATTATATGAATTTGCGCAATATACTCCCCACGGAGGCTTTTTATACAATAATTCTTGAAATTTGTTAACAGTATACGACGATAAAGAATCGGATAGAGGGATCGAAGAATCAACACTTGATACCGCCGGGTTTGTCGGTAATACTGACGTTGCAAATGCATATTTATATTTTAGCTCAATTCCATCGACTAGATATTGTCGTAATACATTATTTACAATACGCATATCCACGGTTGATAGACCTTGGTCCCAAATTAACACGTGAGAAAATGCAAAATCTGATTTTTCGCTGTTGATGGGGGAGGGGTTTATTTCGTTGTGGTTTATTGTTAGACTATCACCTCCGCCTATTAAATCACTAATGTATTCTGCATTAACACCAATCGTGTCGCCATCTGCTAATATATGTCCGGTTTCGCGTGAATCTTTCAAATCCGCGGTGTTTTTTCCGCACATTATTAACCAGTCAGTTAAAGTTCCGACTGAAGTTTCAGGTGTTCGCCATTCCGGATACAAAAACATCACCCCTCGTTTGGAGTCGTGATGTCCGTAAAAAGAATCTTTTGTTTTTCCTCGAAGTATCCGTCCCTGATTATTAATATTATTACTATAACGTGTGATTGAACATATGGTAAAAGTAGTTGGTATGCTATTCGCGGGCCATACAATATTTCCAGAGGTAGTTCCGCTAATTACCGGGGTGCTTGCAATTGCACCATTTACACCATTTAATGAATAGTTAGATGTAACACCATTACATACTGCGTTTCCTTGTTTGCCGGTCAAATCTATAATTTGTCCGCTTACGTATGAACTCGCGCAATATACTCCCCACGGTGGTTTTGTGGTCAGTAAATTCCGAAAAGCTTGTTCGAGAGTCGGTATGCTATTATAAAACTTCGTCTTCAATTCGATACCGTCCGACAGGTATTTCGACAACACAAACGAAACCGTTTTCATTTCGGTATCCGTCAGTTCTTGGTCCCAGATCAATACGTGCGAAAACGCGAAATCGGAATTTCTGGAACCGCCGCTCTTATTTATATATAGTTGAGCACTATTGCTAAGTTGTCCCGAAATTCGCACTCCGCACTGCACCCCGTCCACAATGACCGTATTTTCCGGTATTGTGCCGGTATTTTTTGCGCAAACAACTACCCAATTGGTTAATGGAGTTTCGCTATATGTATTTTGAGTTAATGCATTTTGAGTAACATACGCGTCGTTATTATGTCTTACAACGCCTTTTTTCGCAACTGCGTGTCCGTGTGTCCAATTACCGTTGTCGGCTTGTAATATAGCGTCTTGGTTATACGCATTCAGATATCGTGTAATTGAACACACCGTAAACGTAGTGGGGATACTGGAACTCGGCCATCGAATACTGGAAGAAGTCGTGCCGGTTACATACGGAATACTCACGTTCGCACCATTCCCGGGGGATTCGATGAATGATACGCCCGTGCATATTGCACTATTACGCCGATTTAGTAAATCCGGTATTTCACCGCTATTGTATATACTGCCACCCGTAAATGAACTCGCGCAATATATCCCCCAAGGCATTTTGGTGGTAAGTATATCTGAAAACGCGACCTTATAAAAATACCGGTCGTATAATTCAACACCATCCACTAAATATTGCATTAGCACATCCGACACCGTTTTCATTTCGGCGGCCGTCAGCTCTTGGTCCCAAATTAATACGTGCGAAAACGCAAAATCGCTTTTGTATCCATATCCGACAATAGTAAACACGTTTATATTTAATACATCACCGGTAGTAGTTACCGGGTGGTATTGTCCGACAGATACCCCATCCATTATTACTGTATTACTACCCGCGTTGCCCGAAGTAGCGCACATAACTAACCAATTAGTGTCAAGGTCAATTATAAACTCAGGCGGAAATGAAACGATACTATTATCATATTTAAAAACGTTTTTCTCTGCACTGTCGGTGTGTCCAAATACTATACGTTGGTTCGATGCTGCAGATGGTCCAACCGACCGTTGATACGCATTCAAAATGTAGTTATTTCTATTCACACTGGTATCCATATTGGTATACCGTGTAATCGCACATATCGTAAATGTCGTAGAACAACTTTCGCTCGGCCATACTACACTCGTTTGTGTAGTTCCTTCAAGAGAATATATCGGTGCAACCGAACCATTCCCTGGTAAAATTTTAGTCGTGATTGGACCGGTAATTATTGCGTCGGATTGTTTTCCCAGTAAATCCGGAATACTACACGTAACTGAATTATATGAACTTGCACAATATACTCCCCACGGCGGTTTTGCATAAATTAAATTTTTAAAATCCTCATTCATATCGCACTATATAAAACACGTGTAGATAATTGTCGCACATATATGAATGCATTTCGTTGTCACCTAATTCGATACAACTACTATTCCGCATTTCTGCGCACATATTTCGGTCTTTCGCGCCGGTTATTCTAAATATCGCCCCGTAACTACACCACAAAACATACCCATAATATTACTATATATCAACTCCGCACCCCGAACATCTCCATAAAATTGAATCACTTTTTATTGATTATAAAATACACCAGTCATCATCGTGCCATATTAATATTGTGATCAATCACACGCTCTATTATCCGCTATACTTACTCTCAAACTTCAATATGAACTCTAGTCGATCCGCGAATACAAAAACCGTATACGACCACCTCAAAAACCCATACGACCACCTCCGTCTGACCGCGCGTCATTTAAATAATATGCAATTCGAAACACACAACGGCGAGCTAATCACTCCAACACCGTGCGAAATAGGCACCATACAATCGTTGTTCAAACACGATGTGAATAGTGCTATGCCAATACCCGATATTACGCCATACACGGAAGCGTATCTCGCTAACCCGCAAGATGCACACGACATTCATCGCATCGATCAGTTAATCGAAATGTCGAGTTACGCCGAAGAATACTTCCAGCAATATGTGCGTATACACAACTACCTATTCCGAACACAACTGCGCAAATTGAACGATCAAACCGAAAAACTCAAACAGGTACGCCGCGCCCAGCGCGAAGCCGACGCGAAAACGACTCGGGATTTATATAAAGATAATCTCGACGAATTAACCGTCTTACACGAGTGTAGTAAGTTGCCGGTCGAATTACGAGATATTATCGCGTCGTATTTGCCCGAAAAAACCGTCAATATCTGTTTGATGTGGTACGCTCAATCGGAAATACCGTTGATTCTCGGTTCCGTGACGAAATCGAAGTTGAAACACGCCGAGGTTTACGTTCACCGCAAACGAACAATCCGATTCCGACCATTATTTGCGAATGCGGTCAGTGATAACGTTATTTTACCGGGAATGAGTTTGCGCAAAACCCACGGATGGGAGGCGAAGACGCACCGCTGCAAATCGGACTACGTGACCGACATTATCGGGCAAGTGAACGTATACGACTATATTCACAACATATTTATTCGCCAGTCCAAACCGGTGTATCACGAATACGCGTCGTTACTACGTGATGAAATCCGGTTCACGATTCAATACGTCCGGTTTATCGCCAAACTATCTACCAAGACGCAACGCCGTCGCCGCGTGACGAATACGCCAAATCCGCTATAAACGAAACCCAGGTAAGTTCTCATTATAATATCATATGATGTATGTTATTATATGTTCGTGTCTGTAATAGTAATCCTACTCAAAAACCAAAACACAAAATAAAAAACCAAAATAAAAATCAAAAAAAACAAGACAAAAACAAAACAAAAAAACAAACCCCTTTTTTTATGTCAGCGCGCATTACGACGATTGCGCGGCATACGTCGGCCGTTCAGCAACGGTATCGTACAAGTTCATAAACACACCGGTCAATAACATATCATTTGTAGAATCATCACCAGATTTATCACGCATATATTTGTCGTAATAACGCATATTTCCATCTACATCGGTGAGTTCCAAGAGCGGCATTTTACGTCGGTCGGCGTATTGTTCAACCACATCGGATATATACCCTAAATGTTGAAACCCCCATCCTTCGCGCGCATTACTCTCGGGAATACGTGCGCGGATTTGCAGTTTTCTCGCGAAAAAATCTGGAAAAGGCGTATACAAGCACTTTAATATATGCAAATTGGACGGTTTTGCCGGATGTTTAAAATTGTGACGACCGAGCCAATACGGGTTCGTGAAATCGCGAATATTGTGCATAAACCGGTTATAGTGTCCATTCATATATTTTTCCACCTTCGTTTTTTCGTGTTCGGGTTTTTCGCAAAAATAAAATCCGCTTTTCTTGGGGGCAGCGATAACATTATATGGTTGCGTATTGGTAGCGTCTGGGTCGGTATCGATCATACTCACGGATTGTATTTGGATAGCGCGTTTTCCATCCATATTGTCAAACGTGGTGTTTTCTTTTCGTCGTAATCCGAGAGTCATCAGAAACTCCGTAGTAGTCAGCGCTAGTCTCCAATCGTTATTATCAAACGAGTTCTCATACCCCGCCACTTCATTATCCGTTTCTTGCGCGCAAAATTCGTTCAAATGACTATTGACCAAGTTCCACGATTCCGGCGCTTCTCTCGCAATGATTTTCCTACTGGTATCTGTGCTCTTATGGTCGATCAACACCGCACAATCAAACAATGGCGCGTGATGACGGATCCATTGTGTCAAGAGTATTTCTTCATTGTAAAAGTGACTAAACAAAATGGTTTTGTGATGTAACGACTGAGAGTTGTATCTCGTATCGATTTCTTCATATACCTTATACGTTTTTCCTTCGGCAGATATTCGATAAATGGCCTTGCGAGGGTATGGCACGATCAAATACGTCTCCATTCCGGTGCGAATTCTCTTGATTTTTTCCATAATTTCCGCCAAAAAGTTCCACGCGAATACGATAATCGCCGTTCTACCGGAATATTCCGCCAATTTATCGGGAGAAGTTATCCAGTATTTTGAGTTGGTCGCATAATAACCGTGTTTTTTCGGCGAATCGTCCACTATATACTCTAACGGCAACTGTTTATTGTCCATATAATTGAGTATAGTCATTCCTTTTGCCGCCGCGCCATATCCCACTACACGAATCCCGCTATCGTGCATATCGTGTATTTTCTGCAACATCCATTCGCGCAACGACTTGATTTTTTCGACATACACATAATACGCCAAATCGTCATATAGTCCAAAGTTGCGCTCATATACGTATAGAGGGTGAGACAATACATCAAGTGACGACGTTAAACGTAGTCGGAACACATACGATACGCCGTGTATGCTCGTTTTCGCAATACCATCAATCACCAACCCCGCCATTTTCGCGGCCACCCACATAGAATGTATCGTGAAAAACGAGAGGTGTTCGTGGTATATCGTGTCGAATTGGCCATATTCGACCATATTGCATTGCGAAGTTTGTATATACAGCACCGTATTGGGATTCATCACATCTTTACATTTTTCCAAAAACACAACCGGGTCGGGAACGTGTGCGCACACATTTTGCGCGACAATTACGTCGAGAGGAGGATACTCCGGCACCGGGTCCACTCCCCAAAATCCAACTGTTACGTTATGTCCTTTACGGCTGGATATTTCGTATATGTTTTTAGCGGCGTCATACCCATACGTTTTCCAACCGCGTCTGGCGTATTCGTCCAATAGCGTGCCATCATTGCACGCGATATCCAATACATTTCCGCTACGCTCAGTAACTCCCGAATCACGGATCGTCGTGTTTACGAAATCGACAAAATATTCCTTTAATGTATTGGATGTTCCACTCAAATATATGTAATCAGAAAACATTTCCGCTGGAGGAATGGTATATCCCAACTGTAAGTGAAAACAATTCCGGCAACGTTCCAGCGACAAAGGATATTCTGGCAATGAATGTTCGGGAGAAGAAACGTAATGGTTCGCGTTTGGCTGGTTTCCAAAATCAATGACGCGGTCAATACACGTTTGTTTACAAACGCGACACGACGATTCGACTCCCAATTTCGACGTTGGAACCAAATACTCGGGAGAATAACAAATGTGTTGCAAATCCGTTTTTAAATCGTCGATAATTCTGCGGTTTGTGCCTTTCCACGAAATACCGAAATCGCGCTCTATACTACTCGTATCCATTGAAAACCCCATCGTATTTTTAAATGCGGCGTCATCTTTATACACTAAGTTGCAACCAGTTTGACACCCGATCTCATTCGCAATTTTCGCAACCGTACAATTAAAAGATGCGACATTATACACCGCGTTTCGCTTGATTTCGTTACGTCTCTCGATTATACGCAAAATAACATCCAGTAAATCGCGATTCCACAATATCGAACGGTGCTGGTCTGCACCAAAAACCGTCGCCACACCAGTTAATACGGCCGACCGCAACAATGCGATATGAACTAAATCGCGTCGTTGGTTTGGCGATATTCCAATCACAGTGCCTAATCGTAATCCAATGGTGCGTATATGGGAAATCGTTCGCATATTATGTTCGCGCAAATACATAGACTTCGTATATTCGTCATATAGATGCGTATATAATACGTCGGTCTCACTAGCGTAGGTGTTCCCGTATCCTTCATATAGTGATGCAGTGCTGGCATATATCAATAACGCGCCGTTTTTCATTTTATGTGCAACTTCCATAATATCAATCACGTTGCCTTTAAATCGGGTCGTTTCGCATTGCGCATTACATTGTTTTCGGCCGGTAATACCCGCCAAGTAAATAACTACATCGGCGGTTCCTAATCCATCAGAATAAAGACCGGACCGCGCGGATTCGGCGCGCGAATCATACGGCAATACTTCCGCATCAATGGTTTTTAAAATATTCTTATATAAATACGAACCGATGTATCCTTTATGCCCTATAATGACCACTTGCATTGTAAAATATGATATGTATATGTAATCGCTTATATTGTTTTTATGTTTGTTTTCCCACAAAAACCTTTACGCTTTTGCGTCAAAAAATCACAAAAATCACAATTGTGATTTTTGTAAGTTGTGACCGCAATTGTAAAATACTAAATCATATTTTTGGCATATTCTGATAGTATGGTGTGGTTTAGGTTATTTTATCGGTATTTTTTTTATTATGATATATTGTATAGAAGGTATTACCGACAATACACACGATGAACCGCGACCACGAGAACGAACACAACAACGAACACAACTGGGGATATAACGATGTATCTGGAAATTACCACGACCCGTCTGGAAATTATCCCGATCCATCCGGAAATCCACACAACCACAACCACAACCACAACCACAACCACAACCACAACCACAATAACGATTATGTATCAGAAGACGAATGCGATGAACCTCAACACAACCATTCCAATTGCGGACGCGATGGCAGAGATGGACGCGACGGTAGAGATGGCAGGGATGGGCGAGACGGCAAGGATGCTTGCTGTTCTGGTAAACACAGTCGAGGACCTACGGGGCCAGTTGGTCCTCGTGGATGTCACGGGCATACTGGGCCTACTGGTCCTACCGGACCACAGGGTGAAATAGGACCTACAGGCCCTCAAGGAGAGAAGGGCGATAAAGGCGATAAAGGCGACAAAGGCGACAAAGGCGACAAAGGCGACAAAGGCGACAAAGGCGACCAAGGCGACAAGGGCGATAAGGGTGACACTGGAGAAATCGGACCTACTGGCCCTCAAGGAATTCAAGGCGAAATCGGACCAACTGGGCCTACCGGACCTCAGGGTGTGCAAGGCGAAATCGGACCAACTGGGCCTACCGGACCACAAGGTGAACAGGGTCCAACCGGATATACTGGTGCAACAGGTAATATTTCTGATACGTTTATACACGTATATTCTGCTACTCCTCAAAATGTTCTTACTGAAAACGCAGTTGTATTCGATGGCGACACTGCAATGGTTGGTAGTTGCGGGTTTGTTGCAAACACAACCGCCGTTTGGTTATGGAAACCCGGGTATTATTTCGCATCAATGTCACTTAACCACAGAGAACCTTGTCAATTCGCGCTAATTAAAAACGATGTATTCCAAGTCGAAGCAGGTGTGTTTAGTTCGCCCACCGGAGCGACACAGGCATCAACCACAATGATTGTTTACGTTCAACCTGAAGATCTAATCACCGAAACCCCACTCTCACCCAGCGGGTTTGCTTGCAAGTTTGAAATCAAAAACCACACTTCATATGCTCCTATCATTGAATTAAACGGCACCAGCGGTGCAGGAAGTGCAGTCCCGGATACGGTTGCATCTCTCAATTTCATTTTATTAAAGCCGCTCTAAAAATAGAATCCGCTGTTACAAAAACACGACCCTCACTTGCGAATATGTAATATTCACGCGCATACCCTCTTCTGGGGATTCGTTCGGTAGTCAGTCCTACCCTCATAGATATAGGTTTTTATAAGTTTAAATCATATAAAAAACATATTTCATATGTATATACAATATATATGAATAATTCGACCGATTCACTGTATCCGAACGCCGGCACGAATACATCCGAAATGGCCACGTCATCAACGTATACGGGACATCCCCCGCAGCAATTTCCACATATACAGCTCACACACCCACTTATCTGTGCATTTTATGCTAACCATCCGAGCATATCTCCCGAAACAGTGAATTTGTCGATTATCGAGATGTTCGAGAGAACCCAGCCGCCGGTATGTGATAATCCAATTGCAATACAGGCAATACTATCACAACGCACATACCGCAAACAAATCACCGAAATGAACGATATAGTCGCCCAAATAAAAGACGCGATTACGAATATAACCACCCGCATTTCGCAAGAATATATTTGTATAAAATCCGAATACTTGAATGAGTTTCGGTCGATATGGTCGCAGTCGTGCTGTGTTTCGCGCCGCGACATTTTGCACGAAAATAATCGAAAACTGATTCATTCGGTCGAGCGTTTGCTGTATGACGTTCGAAATATAAAAGGGAAACATTCGTTTATCGGTGAAAAAACGGACACTATCGTAAAACAGTTCCACAAAATAATCCAAACCAATATCGAAACCATACTCTCGAAACCGTCCGAAACAACGAGTATTATAAACGAGTTCATCCACAACTTTGAAACGAATTCGACTCATATGATGCATACCATACAACAGCTATTAGCAGATTACGTTTCGTCGAAAGAAACCCAAATAAAGAAAATCGCGGAATCGTTTTCCACAAGCGGCGAAAGCGCGATTTCCGCGTATTGCAAGTTTATGTATGAAACCAAGGATTTTTTGCAAATCGCACAAAGCCAAACCTACACCGACCCCACCGCCGCTTCGCAAAATATCGTGTCGTTACTATCACGATTATACAATACCGGATACATTCAACCTGACGAATCGGATCTCTCGATTTCTGTATTATCGAGAGACGATAAGCCCACTATTTGCGTTCAACAGTTGCAAATAAAAGACCGTAACGTAAACGCGGACGAAGTGCTGCAATTTCACCAGACCATCAAGGATAAGAACGCCCACGGAATTCTCATATCTCAATACACCGGTATTACTTCAAAACCAAACTTACACATCGACATACATCACAACCGTGTTTATGTATACGTTCATTCGATGGAATATTCTCCCGAAAAACTGCAAACCGCGATAGATATTGTAGATACGATTTCTTCGAAACTGACCGATTTCAATAATTCCGCGGAACAAAAATACACTATTCCCAAAGAAGTATTGGACGAAGTCAACCGCGAATACCAGACGTTTATTATCCAAAAAGAAGCCATACTCACCACACTGAAAGACTCTTACAAGAAAGTATTATCGCAAATGGAAGAATTGCGGTTCACTTCTCTCGATAAATACCTGTCTACGCGATACTCCTATTTCAAGAAACAAGGGTATATATGCAATATATGCAACGTTTTTTCGGTGTCAACATTAAAAGGCCTTGCGGCTCACAAACGCGGATGCACACGCAAACAGTGCGCTACCGGGTTAGACAAACCACATACGCAAGAAATACACAAACCGATCAAATGCGATGAAGAATTGGTGGTTCATACTATGCAACACTTATAATGAGGAGTATTCTCCGAAAACTCAACGAATGACTCCCGTAGAAAGAATGAGACACTACTACACGAAAAATATATAAAGATCTGTATATATTTTTCCGTATACGCTATATGGAGGACATACGCACAATACACACCCGTGAAGACCAGATAAATGCTCTCGATCTGGAAACATTTCGCCCATACTTACAAGATGTGTCGGACGAAATACGCAATACGTTTTACGCAAAATGCGGACGAGAGCATTTTCGATTACTGGCGTACTTATCGTCACTCACCCACAATGCGACTATCATAAATATCCACACGAATGGTGGATACGAAGCACTCGCACTCTCGCATAACGAAAGAAATACAGTATATTCGTTTAATACACCGGACGAGCTGGTCAATTCCAACGTGCGCGAACGCCGAAATATACAGTTTATACCGGATGATTTGCTGAAATCGTCCGTTCGCGAAAAATGGCGAAAAACGATTTTACAATCGGCGTTCATATTCGTCGACATTGAACCGCACGAAGGATATCAAGAGTATATATTATACAAATACCTCTCGGAAATCGGATATGGCGGCTTTGTCATATACAACAAAATGTGGTATTATAGACCAATGCGAAACCAATTCTGGTATAGAATACCGGAGAATTACCGATACGACTTAACCGAAGTGGGGCACCTGTATGGAACCGGTATTGTAAATTTCAATGATTCGATCGCATTCGACAAACGCGACAATTCAAACTGGACTCTCGTTACCGCCTACTTTAATTTACCGGAATGTCCAGATACCACTCCGGAATTTTGTGCGAGCGGAGATAAACCCTACTATTTTTCACACGCATTATCCACTTTATCGTTGCCGTATAATTTGGTGATTTATTGTGACGCGGAAAGTTATCCGCGAATAGCTCGAATGCGTCCGTTATGGTTCGCAAATAAAACGCGTTATGTATTGCGTAACTTTGACGATTTACGGTTTATCAAATATGGTGAACCGACGACGCGATGTTTTCGAGATTACCGAGAGAAAATCGCCGAAAATCGCCGCACACATCCATACTTTTTCGATAACAGCAATACTCCCGTTTACTATACTTTTTGTATGGCGAAATATGCGTTTTTAAAGGAAACCATTACGGAGAACCCATTTAACAGCACGCATTTTGCGTGGATTCATTTCTGCGTTGAAAAACTGGGGTTCCAAAATCTAATACGGTTGGACGAAGCGCTGGCGGTGAAACGCGACAAGTTTTCCACGTGTTACATTGACTATGTTCCCGAATCGCTAGTCGATAATACGCCGCAGTATTTTCAATACGGGCGTTGTAGTATGTGCAGCGGGTTTTTTACCGGAAATGCCAAATATATGTATAAAGTGTGCGATCTGGTCGAAAATAAGTTCTTGGAATATTTGCAACAAGGATACGGCCACGCAGACGAGCAATTGTTTTCGTCGGTATATTTTGAAAACCCGCGTTTATTCGAACATTATTACGGCGATTATTTGCAGATGATTACCAATTATACGCATATATACGAAGCCCCCGAATCACCTATATACAATTTTATAACCAATAGTTACAATAACGGCGATTACGCAAAATGTCTTGAAGGCTGTCGGTTCGTTCAGCGGTCGGTTGAACTCGGTAAATGCGAGTTACGTCCGGATCACGCCGGGCAACTGACGTATTACATCGACGGCGCGAAGCAGAAACTGAACGATCAAAAAAACAATTCGACGAATTAACATAAAGAATTCAATAATACATTTATTAGCACACATAGCCGTTTCACACCGGAGTATTACATAATGATAATACCGCCTCCCGATTACATTTATCCGTATTTTGTGACGATGTATTTGCTCTGTCAAATTGTTTGGCTAATTCTAAACGAGATTTCACACAATGAAAAAATGCGCGTGCTCACTGAAACAACTAACCAATTGATCGCCGTAACGAAACGTATCAAACAACTCACCGAATAATGACTCACCCCACCTCCATTTATAATAAATCACAGTTTTACTGTTTTACACGTTATTGCCGCAATTGTGAGCATAATCGAGTCCGTTATTGTTGTTATATTTTTGTTTAGCATTATATTTATATAATGCCAAACACACCGAACAGCACGCGCCCATCTTCGCCAACGAATACCACAAACACTACTAATATCATAAATACGACGACGACTACAATTACTACTAATACGAACGCAAACGCTACAGTGACATCTAGCCCTGAAATCGTTACTTATACTCTCAATGAAACCATCACCGGGAATGCGTATGTGATAACGAACACACAGGGCGTTGACGGTTCCGGAAATGAAATCACACATACCACATTTGACACTACCGACCCTAACATAGATTTTCAAGTGGAACAAGATTTGACCGGTAAAGTCGAGTCATACTACGACAATACGCAAAACACCGAGACCGCCCAAATATTGCAAAACATCCAATTATACGCTGGTAAAATCCAATGTTCGGATTTCCACGGAAAGGGAACCATCGATGATTATACGCAACTCTTTAACGCGGCTGCAAAAATCGCGAATGAATCCAAACATATGCAGCTGGATGTGGATATAGACGGGTTCAATGAATTCGCGAGTGCGGCGGACGAACTCAGTAACTTATTCACGAGTTTTATCGTTAAATTGGAGAGTGTGAGTATCATTGACGACATCAACTTTTTGCGCGCAGTATCGGATGCTCTCCAAAAAATATGGAAATTATCCGAAGTGTTCGGAAGATTCAAAGAAACCATTATTGCCACATCGAGTATCCAGCTGCCCAAATCCGCGCACGATACCAAAGTCGTGTTGGAATCCGTTATGGCGAACGTGAATTGCGCAATGAAATACATATCCCATTTTGTGGATTCTTCCGCGGTGGCTCCGCCGGAAGCCGACCTCTCGACCGAAGAAAAAAATGTTATTAGCGCCGCGGTTTCCACGATCGATAATTGGAACGTATTATGTGAACAGGGAGTCAGTATCGCAATGTCGAATAATCCAGATATACAATACATTACGAATGCAAGCAATCAACTAAAAGGAACTACAATTACGTTAAAATCCGCTACCAATAAATTAAAGGCGAAATTGGCGTCATATAATATACCGGTGTCGTCTACTACTACCAATCCATAAATTTCGATACAACCACACTCTCGAAAATATTATAAATCCAAATATCATACTATATCAATACTATATTACACTATCAATATATCACCTATTTCGGAAACTCGGAAAATATCACACCCATTACGGTTATGAGTTCGGTTTGAATATCTTTGCTGGTTTTAGCCCATTTACTGCGAGTAGTATGTAAGTGTGTGGATACGTCGTATCCGAAAAACAACAATATTTTCGCTTTTAATTCCATAACGTTTTCTTTTTTCGCTTCTAGTTTGGTGAGTTCTTCCAATCCTTCCAAGAACGACAGTATCAGTTGCAGGTGAAAGACAACCGCGGATGGGTCTCGCCGTTTTTCGCGAATCTTGTTGAACGTATCGATAGAATCGATCGACCTATATACTGCAATCGCATTCCGTATTTGGGTAAATGTTCCGATTATTTCGGGAGAAGTGTATATGTGAATCGTTTCGCGGTATGTATTTATACTCGGCACTGCCAACTTAATATCGTCTGTATCGTTGTTTTCCGACGCGGTTTTCCGGGATTTCCAAAACGACCATATCACGCTGCGAAATGGAGAGTTGCGTTTTGGCCCAGCCTTGTTGGATTTTTGACGGGTAGGACTATGTTGCGCTACAGTGGATGTTTCGCATAACTCAGGTGAACCCACCGGTTTACCTTTGTCATCATCCACAACTGACACATTCGTTTCGATAGAACACACACTCTGTTTCGATTCATCTGCAATATGTATCCGACACACATTTTGAGACGGCAACGGGACACGGTTACACGATTTACCGGTGTGAAACAATCCAGTGCAAATATATCGATACATTCCATTCTGCGTTTTCCGTTTGTTTCGTGTCCATTCTATATGTGATTCGTCAAAATCGATATTTGTTGGATAGGGGACTCTCGTTTCCATAATATATAATGCGGGTGAATAAAACGGATGAATAAAATATAATAAACAATATAGCTTGCATTATATTGTTTATCCCAAAACACGTTCAAATTTATGAAAAGTTGCGGCTATACGTGCAATACAATAATATGTGTAATACATATAAAAAATATGACATAGCATATACACTCAATCACTCACAATGGAATCCGATACTACGCCGTATGTCCCCATATACATCGAGATAGAAAAGGGGTCTAATTTAAAATACGAATACAATAAAACCACTAAACAACTCGACCTCGACCGAGTTCTCTCAAATCCACACGTATACCCATACTCCTACGGATTTATCCCAAACACTCTCGCCGAAGACGGCGACGAATTAGACGTGCTCGTCGTAAGCGAATCCTCCTTCCCGTCCAATACTTGGTTAGCGGGCTACATTATCGGCGCGTTATTGATGAGTGACGAAAAAGGCGTCGACCATAAGATACTGGCCGTATTAAAATCCGACTTTGAAACCAACAATATACGCGACATATACGACCTCCCGTCTAACCGTCTGGAAAGTATTCAAACCTTTTTCGCAAACTATAAGAAAAACGAACCCGGTAAATGGTCCGTGGTCGACGGGTTTGTCGACCGCAATTGCGCAACGAAAATATATAAACAATCACTCTGGAAAAAGACTAAACTTGACTAGACACGTTATTGAGCGGGAGGAAACTTGCGTGTTTTTGGTGAAAAATGAACGGCGTTATGTCCGCACAGTGTTTCACTGGTTCGTGCCGCGACTGCAAACCGGAATTTTCCGGCATAATTGGGTTCAGACATACCGACAACTAAGTCGGACACTGTGGTCTCCGGATAAGGATATATTAGACATTTACCTAGACGTACATTATGGTTATTGTTGAAATCGTCCGTAGGTGGTAAAAAGAACTTGCAGTTCACGCACGTTTTGATTTGTGTCGAAACTCCCGTGCTGCGTGTTCGCCATAGATAAATCATATAGAGTAAAATCGACCAATGCATTTTGTGTATTTCTATTCTATACACAAAATACGCAATTACGTTTATATTCTTTTAAAATAAGAACCCCGAATCACCCGGCAATCAACACGGTTCGGATTCAATAATATATCTCGGCATAATGGTCAATGTATCTCGCCAAGTAATGGTAAAACAGTTCGTATGACAAGTTCGGGAGTAATTGGTCCGACCGCATTGTGACCGAACACCCTCCAGTTTCGATCATCGAAACATCGAACTTATTGATTTTTTTCTGGAAGGAATGCCACAATATTTTGCGGATATTTTCGCGGTTCGTATCCGATACGTGCAAATGAAGCGATAGTTTCGTTGGCGGAACCCCGAATACTATCAGCGCATCAATTAAATACTCGTAATCGTCGAACGTTAATGTTCCGCACGTATCCGACAGACACAATTCGTCGAAATTATACGAGAAATGATACAGCAACACTTCGCGCAATATGTAATCCATATCTTGTTTTCCCGATATAGGACACTCTCGAATGCACGAAATATACAACTTTGTTCGCACATCCAAGAACATACTTGTTATATTGCTCATTTCTTTCAGTTCGAGTTTCGTTTCGGCGAGAGTCTTATTCGTGTTTCGTTTCTGAAACGATTCCGACACCGACGTAATAAACGACATATTGCGAATATCGTAATTCATCGCACTGTGAATGCGCGACAGTGAAGGTATTAACATATATGTTTGCGGCCCTTGTTGGCGTTTCGCATACGCGTCACAGTATGAATACATATACAACGAGTCGTTCATTATTGGCAAAATCTTCGGCGAAACCAACGACCCCACTTCAATACGATGTGGGTTTTCGCCGGACACAATACGATGGTACATATCCGTTTTTGCTTCGGATGGCCATTTCGACGGATCAGCGTTTTGTATTCCGTCGCGCAACGATACGTCGAAGAGTTGGGGGTTAATACGCGCAAATATAGATGATCGAATGGCACATTCTTGGACGGTTTTCATAAAACGGTTTGCTAACATTGTCGAATAATCTTACTTTATAATGAGGTAAATGTCTGGTATATACTATTACGCGCAAACGTTTATATTTATTCTTTCGTTTATATTTATCGTTCAAGCATATAAATATAAACTTTACTACCATAAATAGCTTCTAATGGGAATCGAACCCATAATCTTTCCCTTACTAGAGGAACGCTTTACCATTAAGCCATAGAAGCACAATACATCGTTCGGGAATCGAACCCGAGACACACGCTTGGAAGGCGTGAATTTTACCACTAAACTAACGATGTTCCCAATACGTATTGGGGTTTCATCTTTATATACTTTTTAAACATTAATAAATATTTTACATATTGGTTTATATTTTCAAGATTTTATTTATGAGACATTTGTTTCTCTAATGTTTTTTTACCACATTTGGTATACCTATATTGACCACGTTCACCTCTATTTTTATATTGTATAGCAAATCTTGAATAATCATTTCTTATATTTTCATTATTCATTTCGAAGCGTTTAGTTCTGTAATGATTAAAACAGTAATTATCCCAACCGCATAAATACTCTAATTGTTCTTCTGTTAAAATTATTTCTTTGTCATAGTACTTTTTAAAAATATTTAAATGAAAGTAAAAATCATCTTCTATGCTCAAATAAAACTTCTTATATTTTTCACACGACACTAATTTTAACCAAATCTCACATTTTTCGCTATCACGATTCCACCAAACCATTTTATTTTGACAACGAATAAAAAAACTGTAATCTGGTATAGTCCTTTCTGATTGGTTATCTAAAAAATGTTTAAATTTATTTATTTCGTCTATATATTCTTTTAATTCTAATTCTATTTGTGTTTGTTTATCTTCAATCGATTTATTTACTATGAATTCGTGATTATTTTTGAATTCATTCCATAACATATATATTTCATTCGATTCCATTATTTCTGATTTATTTTCAAACAATCTATTATTCTTACATATCCAATCGTTTTTTTCATTTAATAGCCAAAAAGCGTCTCGTTCATCATCTGTTAAATTTTGGTTAGACCGGTGTTTATCATCAAGATTAACTTTTTGTAAAATGTTGTTTGAATTCAGAACTAAATTCAGTTTATTTTTCCAATAATCTTTATTATAGTCTGAAGTGTAAATATACGTTTTAAAGGAATTATAATAAGTTTTATCGTTCATAAATAATTCCCACTCTTGTTTAATTTCATTATTTAACATTAATGATTTATTATTTCTATAATTTTTTACATTTCGATGAATCCAGTCTCCCACATTAAATGTGGGTGATTTACAATCTTCTAATTTCATATCATTTAGATAAGATCTGCAGTCTTCTAAATTTATATACCATTTTTCTACGTTTGAGTAAAAGAAAACTCCTTTTTTTTCATCATCTTTGATTGTTTCCCATAACTTTTTTATATCAGGATTTTTAAATAATCCTATATTATTTTTATAGTAATGTTTATTCTTTTTTATCCAAGATGAATATTTACTCATATTATCTACAGTATCATTTAAAATAGTATTATACATTTCTAACCATAATTCTTTTGTGTTAGCGACAACCGTCGATTTTATAAAACAGCCAAATATTTTTTTACTTAAATCTATACCATTGATTTTATCAATATCCCATAACACTTTTATTTTATCATCCGCACGTAAAAACGGTTTAATATTTCTATTTGGTCGTGGAACATGAGTATCTCGCTCTTTTTTACCCAAAACTTTTATATAATTTCCATTTTCAGTTTTAATAAAACACTCGTCTAATTCATATTTATTATTTATTCTAATATTTTTGTCGTGTATATTCTTACAAAATATTTTGATATTTTTTTCAAGATTACCAGATAATGCATTTAAATTATCTTTTAAACTAATTTTATCATCATATAACATATCATATTGATTAAATAAATCTTCTATTGCGTATTCGTTATCGTCTAAAATCAAATTAAATTTTTTAAATTGCCGTTTAAATTCGTTATTAGTGTATGTATTTGGATATTTTAAACAAAGTTCAAACATATATGGGTCTTCTTGTCTTAACGAAGATAAGACGCTTAATATTCCGTTAAAATCACCACCGCTAATAGACATTTCACTACGGATAATGTGGTCTATTTCATCGTGCGTCGCACACGTATTGTATTTATCGATATTTACATAACAAGGTATGAGCACAGTAGACAGTTTATTAGTTGTTTTATTTTTTCTACAAATTCTCCCAATATTTTGAATAATTTCAATATAACTTTGTTTTGGGTCAACAAAACAAACCATATTTGCGTTTTTTGTATCAACACCTTCGCCTATAGTTTTACACGACGATATGATAAATATATCATCATCTTTTGTGGCGTCAAACTCATTTAATATTGTTATTTTGTTCTTGGTTTGTGCGGTAATGCCTTTTAATTTCAAATTTTTATATTTATTAATTAGTTGTGGAAATTCAGAATGCAGTATTCTATGAAAAACGGCTTTAAACAGAGCCTGATTTTCTTTATTTGAAAAACTTAAAACATCACTTGAATTGATTGATTTTGTAGAACTTCTAGAATGAAATGTTAAAATACGATTGTTGCCAGTTTCTAAAATGGCTCTAGAAATTGTTTCAAAAATATTTGAATTTTGGTTTTCATTATATAGTTCAATTCTTATATTAAAATCATTTAAAATATTATCTGAAACGCCATCCATATGTGAATATTCATATACTAACGGACCACAAACAGATGTATCATAGTTTTCTTCATTTATATTATCAATAATGTTATAATCATTATTATCAATAACCAGTTCTGTTAGATTGTCATACATTTTATAATCTTTTGTATTTTTTGGAGTTGCTGTAAAAAATAAAGTTTTTTTAACATAATCATCGATAAAATTACTTGACTTAGAAAACAATAATTTACTTGTATTTTCCCCTAAAATATGGTGTGCTTCATCAAAACAAATAATGTCGATTTGTATATTATCTTCTTTAATAATGTCAATCAAATTAGGCAAACTTTGATATGTAACTAATAATACCTTGGCGTTACTTTTATCGGTGATAAATTCATTAATTTCATATTTATCGGTTGTTATTAAATTCATTTGAGTTTGTTTCTCTGTTTCATCCTTTGAGCATATAGACATTAAATTATATTTTTTACCGAAGTGTGTTTTATTATATTCTACCATCGATGAATTCAAAAAATAATCATTATTAAATTGAGTTACTAAATTAATGCTTGGAACAACCAAAATTGATAATTGTTCACAATATTTCAATAAACAATTGTAAATTATAAAACTTTTCCCCGAGCCACAAAACATTTTTATCAAACCTTTATTATTTTTTAAAAAATTATCCTCTATATTTTCTATACATTCGGCTTGGTGTTTTCTTAACTCCATTATATAATAATAATAAATGTATGTTGCATTCGTATCTTTATATTATTTTTAATAATACACAGCAACCTATATTTTAATGTCTAGGCGTATGGAGTAAAACTCCATAGCCTAGCGCTGGTATGGTCGTTGATGCCCGCGAGAATCAACAATCATACGTCCAGACGTTAACGCATCGAGAGTTATATAGTCAACAACATATATAAAAATACAATACTATTTATACCAAATGGGGATTTATTCAAACGGTAGTATTTTTGGAATAAGATTCTATGTTATGAACGATGACGATAGGAGTATTACGCTATTTGAGAAAACATACCCCGCTGAAATGAGTTATGAACAAAAGAATGAAGCATATGCGTTCTATTCCGGATTGAATAATACAGATGAATTGCGGTTTGCCATCTATACCCAATGTTGTAGCACACACGATCTACATAATACAGTAACGTATATGATGTGGCAACAAATGTCATTGAGTATTTTTTTAGAAAAATTCAGGTATAGAATCGCAACCAGTTTCGCAGGTCTCACAGGTTACGCAGAAAACGTGTACGCATATAAATGATATTGTATATACAAAATAATATAGCAATAAAACGCGAATACAATATATAAAATGTCTACACCATCAACCCGCCGTAATGCGCCGAACAATCGAGAAACTAAATGCGCAGACACAACGAATGATATAAATGAAAAATTGATTCGAACCGATGCGCCAGTAAATAATAGCAGAACTACTGATACTACTGATACCAACGAAATGACAAGCGCAAAATCCGAAATACCCGATATAGAAATTAAAAACGTTGAAGGTATGGAATATTTAACGACCATTCCGAACAGTTCCGTCGATTTAATACTGACAGACGCGCCATACATCATATCCAAAGAAACCGGAATGAATGCGCATTACGACAAAGTGAAACACAACGAGGAAAACAACATTACGTTCGTAAAAACCGACGAAGAGTGGCAGACATACAAGACGGAAAACAACATACTGAGCGACGATAAAAAAGAGAATTATATGCGATACGGCACGATTTACGGCAAAAAATATTGCGTCAAAACCGATTATGGCGCTTGGGATAGCGAGTTTACGATGGAAATGCTGGACCGGTTCATTTGCGAATACTACAAGAAATTAAAAAATGGCGGGACACTAATTATTTTCTTCGATCTGTGGAAAATCTCGTTCCTGAAAGAGATTATGGAAAAACACAAGTTTAAACAGATCCGGTTTATTGAGTGGATAAAAACGAACCCACAGCCGTTAAATTCCAGCGTAAATTACCTGACGAATTGCCGCGAAATTGCGCTGGTGGGGGTAAAAGGATCTAAACCGACATTCAATAGTAAGTATGACAATGGAATCTATATGTTTCCACTACAAGGCGGGAAAAATAGGTTTCACCCAACACAAAAAAGTTTAGCTCTATTTGAAGAGCTAATTACAAAACATTCGAACGAAAACGATACTGTGCTAGACACATTTTTGGGTGGCGGAACAACCGCGCTCGCGTGCAAAAACACCAAACGCAAATTTAGAGGGTGTGAAATCTCTCCCGAATATTTCGATAAAGTTATGCAACTAATCTAAGTTTATTTGTTTTGACTTTGCGTTTGATTTCGTTTATCACAGGAATAACATATACCGAATAATAATACACATTTTTATCGAATTCGACCGGGTCAAACCAGTATGTCCCGGTTTTACATTGAATGTCGCGTTTATCGAACACCTTTTTTTCCCAAGGAAACTCGAACGGATAAACCCGATATCTTTGTATATTTTTTGCCGAAAATAGCCGACTGGTTTGCTCTTCGGTTTTACACACTTGTCTTTTCTGTAAATTACAATGGTTACACAACGGTTGGAAATCGCTCAGTGTCTGTGTGTCTAAACTTAATACGCGCTCATCATTATACAGGTCGTTTTTATGATCGCAAATAGTGGCGTTTGTGCCGCACACAACGCACGACATACTGGTGATTTCCTTATGTATGTTTTTGCGAATAGGCCGCTTCTGATTATTTGTCCTTTTGGAATGGACAAATATTCCAATTATACCGACTCCCTTATTTCCGCGTAAAAACGCGTCGAGAGTATCCGCGGGTATTTTGTCGTCGTCGTTTTCGCTATATAACGACGGCGGTTTTTTCGAATATATGACGCTATAGTTGAATTTCTTGTTCGCCCATCTATCGCCAACCCCGTTCCCGCCCCAATACAATTCCTTATAACTCTCGATTATCTCATTTGTAGATACTATTTTGGTAAAATGTTCGGTTGCACGTATCACCAGTTCTTCCACGCTTTCTACGTTGTTTTGCGCCGTTTGAGCCATTTGATATATATCCGTATTTTATTATAAGTGATATACTTATCATACACACGAATCAATTTTACACATTTTACGCATAAATGACTCTCCGATTTTTCCCAACTACAACGATGAAGGCGGCACGATTTGCGGCGCTTTTCGTGCCGGCAACTACATAATTTGGCGCTTTTTCGTGCCGTTTTACATCCAAAAATCGTGCCGAACCAAAATCCCATTTTTTCGTTATGCAGTCATTTTGAAAAAATAAAAATAGTCGCCACTGCATCTCAGTCACAACGATTTTTTTCTGCAAAGACCGGATCGCTAAAACGGATTTTGGACAAAAATAAAATTGTCCAAAATGAAAAGTTGGGGGTCCTGTTTTCGCAAAAAAAATGAGTCCCCTTCAAAATTCTCATTTTTTAGAAATTGCAATTTTCAATCAAAAATTGTAATTATTGGCATTTTGTATTATATTCCCGACCGGTCCAAAAAACACGCTTTGGAAATATTCTTTATGATTTTCGCGCGGTTTTTTTCTCTCGAAGACCCGCCGTTAACTTCTCGCAATACAGACATATACTGAACCATTGAAGTTTCATTATCGATTTGTGTGGGAGTCATTGTTTGTGTGAATAAACGGCAATTGGTTTGTTCTACCGTTTCAATCGCGCGCAGAAGCCGGACGTTCTCATTGTCACGTTCCCACCGATCCGATTCCTTTATAAACATAGTGTCGCGTTTCAGATCCGTACAGTGAATCGGTCGTTTATGTTGGTCGAGTTCATTTAACCCGTTCATTAAAATATGAGTGATTCCCTCCACAAACCCCACCCGTCCAATTCTCTCGATGTCTTTCGGTTGAATATCCAGTCCGTGAATGAAATCGCTTATGTTAATAGCATCTTTGCAAGTAACATTGAGAAAAAACTGCATATTAAAATTGTTGGTGGTGTGTGTATTGTGTATTGCGGGAGTGCGCGTTTCTTTATACGATTCCATCATTGCAATATACTGTTTTTGCGTTTGTTGTTGTGTCTCGACTATCGCACGCTGAAATTCCGCGTTTTGCTGTACCATTTGGAGAACGACTCCCGTTAACGCTTCGATTGTAGATTCGAATTTGGGTGTCATTCCATTTGTGGAAGTATGTTTTTCGAGAGTATTTGCACGATCGGATGCGGTCGGAGTATACGACGCACGAATCGTAGCAGCGTGTTTTTGTGTTTTGATATGTCGCGTATAATCCGCACGTTTTATGCTTGAAAACCCGCACGGTTCGCACGAAAAAACGAGAGAAACCGCGTTATTGTGCGTCGGCGGGTTGTCCCGCGTATCGGTCGACTCTCGAATAGCGTTTTGGTGTTTTTTGGTAGACAAATGCGATTTCAAATTCGATTGTTTACTGCACCTATATTTGCATACCGCACAACCATACTCTAATGCCGCCGGCTCGCAATAAGAAGATGGGGGGTTGTTCATACTATTTTGAAAATATAAATAATATGAATATGCGCCAATGTTTTATATTTGTTTCCGGATTTTCGAGAGTTATAGCGGAGACTATACCGCGGTTTGTTTTGCAATAAACTCTCGACATTCCTCCACGAATGTTTCGTCTGTTTTCTCGGAGAGACGTACATATTTACCTTTCAGTAACGCCACCACGATAAACGTCGTATCTTCAAACGACAAATCTAACCGCTGTATTTCGCCGGAACGAATATTTAAAATGCGAAACTCACGCGGCGTTTCCGGAAAGAGAATTTTCCATAACCAAGAATATATAACAACTTGCAATTGGTGTTCCATCGTAATAGCGGTGGTGCACTTTAATTCCCATACGTTTTCGGGAGTAATTAAATCGGTTCTTGCGGAAAACCGAAATGTGCGGGGATCCGTTTCGAAAAACGGCGCCAACACCTCGTTTATTCTCTCGGTGTCTTCCTCTTGTGTAAAATCGACAATGGAATATTCTATCCGCACATCTTTTCCGGGTAAGCATTCGTTCCCGACGATTTGGTCAAAACGGTCAATACACTCTTGAATAATGGGTTCGGTTAGCCACCCGTAGTCGGATTGGCTGATTTGGCTGAGACGGTAGTATAGTTTTTCTTTCACGGATACGAATATATTGGATAAATAAAGGTATTCTTCGGGAGTCGTGATGGTTTCCGGTAAGTTCGCCACCATTTGTTTCAAATACGCATATTCGTTGTCCTTTGTATCCGCCATAGACAATTCAATCATACGCAACAGTATTTTTGCGCCGATTTGAGTGTGCGAAGAATCGGGAGTATGGACATCCGCCGAATCGCGCGAAGCAGGGTTTTCGGGAAAGATTCGTTTATACAAATGGTCGTAATACATACTGGGTATTGCGATACCGTTTAAATCGCTGACGTCTTCGTAAAACCCGCGAGATGTATGTATGACAATTGGTATTTCGATTTCCAATTCGGGTATAGCTTCGGTTTCTATGATAAATGCGCGATCCAATACGGGAGTAATTTCGTCAATAACACTCTCTGCAATAAACCGAATGAGCGATGTGGGGGTGACATCGTGGTATTTGTCCGTTTGGTCGCGGTCGCGCAGCTCGTCGGAAAGGTCGAAATATTTTTGTGGGGTTCCTTGAAATTTGATAAATGGAGAGTCCATCATTTCGAAATGCGTTTTCCGCAAAAACGTCAGCGGTCGATTCCCGGTGTATTGGTCGGATTCACACACAAATAAGTTTTCAGTAGCACGGGTGCACGCAACGTATAGTGTGTTTGGACACTCGTCTATCGGCAATTCGGGAGCGTAATACTGGAAATATGTCTGGTCGAACCCCAGCACAAATACGTGTTTTCTCTCTCGCCCTTTTACCGAATGAAATGTCGAGAACACGACTTTACCCGCGATAATTCGTTCGTCGATCTGTTCGGTTTCGAATAGAGGAACATAGCACGGAATGCCGCGTTCGACCAAATAGTTCTCGATTTTTCGCACATAGCTGTTTTTCACGGAGGCGGACAATAGGAAAAACGCACTTGGCAATTCTCCCGCATCGAGTAATGTGGAAATCTTCGAACGGATGATTTTAATGATGTTATAATTAGAGTTGCGTATATAATGCACATTCGGACCGGATTTACACGCCAGCAACCGTTTATTGCCGAGCATAACCTCATTCACGAAATCTGCCATTTGATTCGTTATGCGATAGGACATACTAAGAGCGCAACAATGGAAAACGGGAGACGATAAGAACGGAAAGGAGGACCATATTTGGGTCGCTTTTGTTAAGAACCGTATATCTGCGCCTTTGAATTGGTATATTCCCTGTTTGTAGTCGCCCAGAACGCACAATTGGATAGTATTGCCCATATCCAAGAGGAATTTCACCATAAACATAAAATACAACAGGGTCATATCTTGCGATTCGTCTAAAAATACGATCTTGAATATGGGTATGGGCTTATTCGGTTTCATATTGGTGGAGAGTATCTTGCGTATAACAATGTCTTTGTGCGCGTCTTTATGGTAATACATTACCGCTAAACTATGAAATGTGTGCACGGTAATATTCGGCAGGTCTCTCGCGTGAACCTTTTCGCGCACTTCTTTGCGTAACATTGAGTTATAGGTGAGTTGTAATATAGGCGTATCCGAGAGTTGTTCGACACACGACAAAATCGTGGTGGATTTTCCGCTTCCACTCACTGAATCGAGCACCACATTATCGCCGTCGAGTAAGTGATTAATCGCGAGTTGTTGTTCGTAACTGGGTTGTAGACGTGGTAATGGCGACGCGGATTTACTCGCGTTTAATGGCGAAGATACGGTAGAGCTGGTGGGTTTCGTGTTGTCTAATTCGGTATAGCTAAATAATGCGTCGAACACATCCTGATCGGTAATGTTGAGTTGCGACATACCGTTGTCTATGTTTAAAATCATATGGTTATGAATACGAGTAGTAAAAATGTTATGTTGTATGTGATAACATTTTTATATAGTTTTGAGTATTTACTTGCACGATCCGCGGAAAGCGAATGCGAGGACTCCGACACCAACTAGTCCAACCACGAACGCGCTATGATAATGCCATTGCATTGTGCGATACATTCCGAGCCACGCTTTTACGTCTTTTTCTCCCGAAATGTGATTTAGCACCCAGTCGGTTTTGGGTGAAAGAGAGTAGTAAAAATAGTTGACAAAAAAGGATATGGTGATGGCTAAACATACCATTGAAGTTACCGACATTGGATTTTTAGCGATTTGTGTATTATATAATATAAACAGCACGGAAAGCACCATTCCGAGAGTATATCCTTGCACGTATATACTGAGTCGTTCTTTGGCGATACGTTTATATACCGCTTGTAGTTCGGGAGTGAATTGTTTTTCATATTGTTTAATCTGTGGGTCGTTTGCGACGGAGAACGACATTACGATTTTGGAAATAATGATAACGATGGCGAGAACGCAAGTGATTCCACACGGCATTTTCATTGTCGGATTAGTATATTATTGGTCGATATTTTTTATAGCGACGTTATTTTTTCGAGTATATGGCCGGAAACTCTTGTTATATTTGATGGCGTGCAATAAACGCAATTGTTTTGCGGCGTTTTTCTTCGTGGTGCATTTGGAAAATACGCGTTTTGTTTTGGTGTTTACGATGCGATAGCAAGAAGAACGGTTTCGCACTTTACGGAGAGTATATGGCATAATTTCGTAGTTCGATGCTGTATATACTACATTGATACATTTTGGCGTAAATCCGCTTTTTTATTTTTATAAATACAGTTTTTGAATACAAATCGTAAAATGTAACACAAAAACAAACGACAGTAATATATAATGGCGGAGTTAGATTTAGATATCGGAAACTATACGATAAAGGAACTGGAAGCATTTTTCCAGTTTCGACCAAACGCGAAATACACGGCCGCGGAAATCGAACTTCGAGAGACGAGTATTCGCGAACAATTATTGCAAAGTCGAACCGTGAATAAGCGAATGAAGCGCGATTTAATATCGTTTTTAACATCGGCGAAACAGTGGCTTATTGCGGCGCGGTGTAGTGATAGTAACCCTCCACCGACAAGTATTCCGCCCAATCCGCGATTAGACACGTTGAATTATCCGGTCGCGCCGCGTATGCCGGAACCGCGCACGGATGAATTGGTTCAACGTAAACCGACACCGTTTGTGACAGCGTTTAATCAAGAGTATCATACCGGTTGGATGAATCCATTGTTGACGAAAACATTGACGAAATGTGTCACGATCGATACGCGGTTTCGCGATAACTATCATACCACATCTAGTTCGGATTTTATGTTACAACTCCCGATGAAAATATCGAAGGCGGTTACGATGCAATTGTCCGCATTTGAGTTTCCGGTTTCGTTTTATGGCATTTCGGAAGCATATGGGAATCATTATTTTTATTTAGAAGTAACATACACAAACAACGCGGGGGCTACAGTGACGGATAAGGATTATGTAGTATTGCCTAGCGGCAATTATAATGCACAAGATTTAATTGCGCTGATAAATGGGATATTGTCACCAACCGATGAAAACGGTGAATTAATACATCCGAACAGTATATTTTCGTATGTGCAGTTTGTGTTTGACTTGTCCGATTCTGGGTCGGGAACCGGTAAAACGTATATAGAACCGACCGGGACAAAGGCGAACAAGGTCACGAATATTCGGCTCGATTTTGCATATGATTTAAACGGAAATGTATTTGAAGGGGATATTTCTACACGGATTGGCTGGAATTTAGGATATCAGCATCCGATGTATGATAATGGAATACGGCATATTTCTGAAACCATAATCGAACCGATTACGACACGTTACATTTATTTAGCAGTAGAGGACTTTAATAACAGTGTCAATGACCATTTTGTAACGGTTTTTAAACAGCATACGTTGAGTCCAAACATTCTAGCGCGAATTGCGTTGAAAGGTAGTTATTTTAGCTTGATAATGGAAAACAATATGAATATCGTAACCGAACCGCGCAAATATTTTGGACCGGTAGATATTACCCGTTTGCGAATACGCATTTATGACGATAGGGGGCGGATATTAAGTATGAACAATTCCGATTTTTCGTTTTGTTTGAATTTTACGCTTCTATATGACGTATAGGCCATATATTGTGATTGTCATTATTATTCGCGGGGTTATCTAGTATATTTTTTGGTATATTTTTTGAACAAATTATACAAAATATGTAAAGTTATAATCTGTGATATGAAAGTTTATTTTTTATGTAAAATATCGAAACCCAATATTTCGTGATACTTTACAAACTCATAAATGTATATATAGTGTATAAATGCCGTGGAGTCCATATAATCCACCACAGATAACAGTAACTCCGAATCCGAATGTGGGAATTAACACTCCACATACAGGGTTGGTATATGCATATAATGCTAGCGGTGGGTTTGTAATTGAGCAAGGATTGCCGGATATAATTTTATCGCCGATTGAAAGAATTAATCAGTATGATGTAACAGAGGCATTGCAAGTTAAATTTGATGTCAGAGTATTTAATGAAAAAATCGGGTTATTTAAAGATGCATCGAATAACCAGGTAATAGATAGCGAATTTAACCCGGTAACTGGGTCGTTTCCAACCGATGAGGTATCATTAACTGCAGTAGAGTTTGCTCTTGGTATGAATGTGGATAATATTATATCGGTTGGTAGGTATCACACTCTATACGATAATTTCCAAAAATTCGTGATGGACTATTTTGGATATCCCGAAGGGTTTAGTTCATTATTTACAATACAAAGTCAAATCGATTTTAATGGAGGGGTATTTGACGCGAGTGCAGTAATGAATTTACTGACGAATAAATTAATGAATGAACGGGGCGAATACGTGGATGGCATTACAGGTGAGATCAATATTCAACACGTGAACGCGTTACTGCGGTTCTCATCATTATATAATCCATTTAATAACCGTGGAAGTGAAACAAATCCAAGAGTTGCAAATGGATTTATCGAAAAAGATTTATTATTTGCGCCAACCGGCACCAAAATAACATTACGCGTAAAACTGAAATCAACCGACAGTAATAACCTAGTTGTGCCAAACGCGTCTGGAATAAATCACTCGAATTCACTAAAAGGTGTTGGGGCTGCCGGAAATTGCGTGGTTTTATCCCAAAACGGATACGACCATACGTGTGATGATTATGTGAGCGGGTTTTATTCACAAGTTACAACTGTCACGGACACAGAAATAACGCGTGTGGTTTCTGTCCCGTTGGTTATTAAATTAGTGAACACGTCGTCACGAATGGTATACGATGAAAATGCGTTAATTTATGTGAACTTTAACTTAACATACAATGGAGTAAAAAATCCTACGAGTAGTGCCATAAATGGCGATCTAATAATTACTCCCAGTCAAGAATATGATATGTTAACCTCATTGGCTCAATCGTTAGGTGTGAACGCGGAGGATATAACGATTATGTCCTATGCGTTTGTCGAAACGACCACTGCTCGGAAAGTCGAAATAGAAAATAAAAAAAGTAAATTTGCGGCGTATCGACAGCAATTAGTAGAAAGGGTCCGTGCGCAAGTGAAGGAGTATAAGTTGACGGTAAATTTTAATATAGTCGCAATATTAGGTGATGTAAACAGATCGGAAAATAATACGTATGCCGCATACAACAGCGCAGGAGAAGTTATAAATTACATTTTAAATACTGTGCAGTTTAACCGAATCTATATCGAACAAAAATTAAAAGATCAAGTATTGAATAAACCGGATAGTATATTTTATACAGCTACCGTGCAGGCGGGTATTGTCGTCGAATATAGTAATAGATATACCGACCAGACCGGTTGCACTGGTATGACCGGGATTATTGGAGAGTCTGGTATGACCGGATATACTGGAGCAATCGGGTTTACCGGAGCGAGAGGCTTAACCGGCATAATCGGTATAAGTGGCGCGTCCGGATATACTGGCGAAACTGGAGCAACAGGTATAGTCGGTGTTACTGGGGTAACCGCTTCGACTGGTGCTACCGGACATACCGGGTCAACCGGAATGAATGGGCCGACAGGTATAACTGGTAAAACAGGTGCTACTGGACATACTGGTTCAACCGGGTGTATTGGTAACACTGGGTCATCCGGAGTGAGCGGTATTACAGGTTCAACCGGGTATAGCGGGCACACCGGTTACACCGGAGATATTGGGTGTTCCGGTTATAGTGGATCGAGCGGCCATAGTGGATATACGGGTTACACTGGCGAAACTGGCGCAACAGGTATAATTGGTGAAACCGGAATGTCAGGATATTCCGGATATACAGGAGAGACTGGAAATACAGGTAAAACCGGTCCAACAGGTATTACGGGAGGAACTGGGTGGACTGGATGCACTGGAAATACTGGTATAATTGGTGAAACTGGAATGTCTGGGTTCACAGGAGCAACCGGCACAACTGGGTATACGGGGAAAACGGGTATGACAGGTTCTTCTGGTAACAGTGGATATACCGGATATACCGGCGAGACGGGGCGCACAGGTATTACGGGTGAGACGGGAATTTCTGGTTACTCTGGTTCGACCGGACCGACCGGTTCGACAGGTAATACCGGAATTACTGGTGAAACCGGAACAAGCGGTTCGACCGGAGCGACAGGTATTACCGGATATACTGGTGAAACCGGAACAAGCGGTTCGACTGGCACAAGCGGATATAGTGGAACAACTGGTGTAACTGGTGCAACTGGCGCAACTGCTGAAACCGGAACAACTGGCGCAACTGGAACAACCGGGCAAACCGGGGTTTCTGGTGCTACCGGCGAAACGGGAGCAACCGGACCGACTGGCGCCACGGGCGCCACGGGCGTAACGGGCGCAACCGGTGCAACGGGGTCAACTGGACCAACCGGATATACTGGCCTAACCGGCGCAACCGGTGCAACGGGTGTAACCGGAGCGACTGGAATAACCGGAGCGACTGGAACAACTGGGAATAGTGGACAAACGGGTGTTTCAGGTTATACTGGATTTTCGGGCATAAGTGGATTTACTGGTTATACTGGTGCAACCGGAGCGACTGGTGCAACCGGAGCGACAGGGTTTATTGGTATAACCGGCATTACCGGTTCAACTAGCGATACCGGACCGACAGGAACAACCGGTGCAACTGGTGCAACCGGTGCAACTGGTGCAACAGGAATAACCGGAACAACTGGCGCAACCGGGACGACTGGAAAAACCGGCTCGTCTGGCGTAACCGGTGCTACCGGCACATCCGGATACACAGGAACGACCGGAACAACTGGCGTAACCGGTGCTACCGGCACATCCGGATACACAGGAACGACCGGATTTACTGGTGCAACAGGTTTAACCGGCGCATCCGGATACACGGGAACGACCGGGACAACTGGAAATACTGGAATCATCGGAAACACGGGTATAACCGGAACAACTGGCACAACTGGCGCAACTGGCGCAACCGGTGCTACCGGCGCAACTGGTATACACGGTATCACTGGCACAACTGGAACCACCGGCGAAACTGGTCCAACCGGTCTAACAGGTATTACCGGCTTTACCGGGTTAACCGGCGATACGGGACCAACAGGTGTAACCGGCGCAACCGGCGCAACCGGCACAACTGGCACAACTGGCACAACCGGCACAACTGGCACAACTGGCACAACTGGCGCAACTGGCGCAACCGGCACAACTGGCACAACTGGCACAACTGGCACAACTGGCATAACTGGAAATACCGGTGTAACAGGGATTTCTGGATATAGTGGCACAACTGGGTCATCTGGAAATACCGGAAATACTGGTATCACTGGCATAACTGGTTTCACCGGCGATACGGGACCAACAGGTGTAACAGGCATCACTGGCGCAACCGGCGAAACTGGGACAACCGGAACAACGGGAACCACTGGCGCAACTGGGAACATTGGTGCAAGTGGTATCACGGGCATAACCGGGTTTACTGGCACAACTGGCGCAACTGGCGCAACTGGCGCAACCGGTATAACCGGTTTTACCGGAACAACGGGAACCACTGGCGCAACTGGGAACATTGGTGCAAGTGGTATCACGGGCATAACCGGCCAAACAGGAACCACCGGCACAACTGGTGCGACTAGCATAACCGGTGCAACTGGAATAACTGGGATTAGTGGATCAACCAGTGACACAGGACCTACTGGAACCACCGGTGCGACTGGTATAACCGGACATACCGGAACGACCGGAACTACCGGCACAACTGGCGCAACTGGTGTAACCGGAACTACCGGCACAACCGGCACAACCGGAACCACTGGCGGAACTGGAATAACTGGTGAAACAGGAAACACTGGGACAACCGGAACCACTGGCAGAACGGGTGCGACTGGGACAACTGGAACCACCGGAAATACGGGAAATACTGGTATAACCGGAACCACTGGCGGAACGGGTGCGACTGGGACAACCGGAACCACTGGCGGAACGGGTGCGACTGGGACAACTGGAACCACCGGAAATACGGGAAATACAGGTATAACCGGAACCACTGGCACAACTGGAACTACCGGACATACTGGAACCACCGGTGGAACTGGCACCACCGGACATACTGGAATTACTGGTATTACGGGAGAAACCGGCGATACAGGACCAAGTGGAACAACCGGAACCACCGGCGGAACGGGTGCGACTGGGACAACTGGAACAACTGGCGGAACGGGTGCAACTGGGACAACTGGAACCACTGGCGGAACGGGTGCGACTGGGACAACTGGAACAACTGGCGGAACGGGTGCAACTGGGGCAACTGGAACCACTGGCGAAACTGGCACGACCGGGGTCACAGGGTTAACCGGATCGTCCGGCACGACCGGTGCAACTGGAACCACTGGCGCAACTGGAACCACTGGCAAAACCGGTGCAACAGGAATAACTGGTATGTCAGGAACAACCGGTGCATCAGGAACCACCGGTGCATCAGGAACCACCGGACATACTGGAAATACCGGCACAACTGGTTCAACCGGAATGACAGGACAAACAGGAAACACCGGTATAACTGGCACAACTGGAACTACCGGACATACTGGCATTACGGGTGAAACAGGAAATACTGGAATGACGGGAATTACTGGCACAACTGGCACGACCGGACATACTGGAATGACGGGAATTACTGGCACAACTGGAGCGACCGGACATACTGGAATGACGGGAACTACTGGAACGACCGGTGCAACCGGAATTACTGGTAAAACCGGTACAACTGGCGCAACTGGCGCAAATGGTAATACGGGAGTAACTGGAACCACTGGCGAAACTGGCAATACGGGTGAAACTGGAATGAGTGGTTTAACTGGTTCAACCGGTATAACTGGAGTGTCAGGTATGACAGGTATAACCGGAGCAACTGGCACAACTGGAACGACCGGTATTACCGGAAGGACTGGGTTTACTGGTAATTCAGGTAATACAGGTTTTTCCGGATACACTGGAAAATCAGGTGCCACGGGGGTTTCAGGCGAAACCGGAATCACCGGTATAACTGGGTCAACCGGCGATACAGGACCAACTGGAACAACTGGAGCGACCGGAGAAACCGGCGCAACTGGAGCGACTGGAGCAACTGGAATGACCGGACACACTGGAAACACTGGAGCGACCGGAGCAACTGGAATGACTGGAACGACCGGCGCCACTGGCGCAACAGGAGCAACTGGAATGACCGGACACACTGGAAATACGGGTTTTACTGGAAATACCGGTGCTACTGGAATGACCGGTGCTACTGGAATGACCGGAACGACTGGTGCAACTGGCGCAACAGGAGCAACTGGAGCGACCGGTGCTACCGGCGTAACTGGCATAACTGGAAACACCGGCGTAACTGGATACACTGGAACTACCGGAATGTCCGGAATGACTGGAGAAACCGGAATCACTGGCGCCACTGGAATGACTGGAGAAACCGGAATCACCGGTGCAACTGGAATGACCGGAACGACCGGCGCCACTGGAGTGACTGGATTTACTGGGGAGTCTGGAATAACAGGGACTGCTGGCGCTACTGGAATGACGGGAACCACCGGTGCTACTGGAATGACCGGAAACACTGGAAATACTGGAACAACTGGAATCTCTGGAACGACAGGAGCTACTGGAATGACGGGAACCACCGGAGAAACAGGTATTACAGGTATAACCGGTTCAACTGGTGATACAGGACCAACCGGAACAACCGGGTTTACTGGTGCTACTGGAATGACCGGAACGACTGGTGCAACTGGAATGACCGGAACGACTGGTGCAACTGGAGAAACTGGCGCAACTGGCATAACTGGAAACACGGGTAATACCGGAATTACTGGAAACACTGGAAACACTGGAAATACTGGATTGACTGGCACAACCGGCGTTACAGGAATTACTGGTGCGACCGGAAACACTGGAACTACTGGTGAGACCGGTAATACTGGAAATACAGGAAATACCGGAGATACTGGATTGACTGGCACAACCGGCGTTACAGGAAATACTGGAAATACTGGAAATACTGGATTGACTGGCACAACCGGCACTACTGGAACCACTGGTGCGACCGGAAACACCGGCACTACTGGAACCACTGGTGCGACCGGAAACACCGGTATAACTGGAATGACTGGATACAACGGTCCTAGTGGAAACACCGGAATCACCGGACATACTGGAATTACTGGTATTACGGGAGAAACAGGCGATACAGGACCAACTGGAACAACCGGAACAACCGGAATAACCGGATGTAGTGGTCCAACTGGCACAACCGGATACTTTGGTAAAACCGGACGGACATTAACCGGACCATCCGGCGATACAGGATACACTGGCTGCACTGGACCTGGAATTAAGGGCGGCACAGGACAAACCGGAATAACGGGCACCACCGGCACTACTGGAACCACTGGTGCGACCGGAAACACCGGCGTAACGGGCATATCTGGATATAGCGGATATTCGGGATATACCGGGCATACCGGAGATCGCGGAAACACCGGCGTAACGGGCGTATCTGGATACAGCGGATATACCGGTGAAACTGGTTATACTGGAAACACTGGTATAACGGGCGTATCTGGATACAGCGGATATACCGGCGCAACTGGCGCCACCGGACATACTGGAATTATTGGTATTACGGGAGAAACAGGCGATACAGGACCAACAGGAACAACCGGAACAACCGGAATAACCGGAACAACCGGACATACTGGAATGCCAGGGTATACTGGTTATTCAGGTCATACTGGCACACAAGGAATCACCGGACAAACGGGTATAACCGGTATCACCGGATATACGGGTATGAATGGTTGTACAGGTCCTCCGGGAATATTTGAGAATATCGTATCGACCGCGATAACTATACAAGACGACAACACTTCGTCGCGATCTGTATTTTCCGTGTCCATCCCGAACGAAATGTATGTAACAGACACATATATGGACACCTACGCGAGATCGTTCGGATATTCTACTACCGACACAGTGTATACTTTCGGTAAAAGTCAACCGCAAACTTACGTAGGTATAAGTAAAGCCGGCGTGAATTACGGGTTAACGATGTCGCAAGATGGACGACACTGGACACCCCCCACAAATGTTTCGACTGAGCCAGCAACGCAAATATTATGGGACGGGTTAAAATGGGTTGTGCCGAGAGACACGACGTTATTGTATAAATACAGCGAGCAATCGTTCAGTGTCGTAAATATACAAAATACCGCGCTAACCGCAATTGAAACAAACGGCACAATCTATGTCGGTATCGGAAATAACGGGGTGTATTACAGTTACGACGGAATCCACTGGCAAGCCAGCGCAAGTGGAAGTACTATGCGTTCTACTCTACGAAAAGCAAAAGTATTGTGGAACGGGCGAATATGGGTAATATGCGGCGACGGAGACACTTATGCGATAATGTATAGTTACGACGGCAAAGAATGGACCGGTGTCGCAAATTCACGAACAATATTCGATATGCCGGGAGGTGCAGTAGATGTTGATTGGAACGGCCGAATATTTGTTGCCACCGGATTATGTTCAAACGGATACGCGATATCCACCAGTATAGACGGTATTACTTGGACAAACACAATGTATAACCCATAATTGTCACACGCATAGAAAAAACGCGCACACACAACGAAGACACACGCGACAATGCCAAATAAAAAACAATAATAATATCATATTTCATAATTACGAAATACGATAAACAAAAATGGACCAATACGCGAACGCTCAAGTCAATAGTTGGCACGAAAATGGGGCGCCCATAGTGTTCCGCGATGGTTTAAATTCATCTATGGGAGTGCATTTTTTGATTAATTTATAAATATATTCATTGCCAGTAATTGCGCCAGTATGTTTGTCTGACTTAACAGTTTTACTACTCGAACACATATACGGTGGTTGATTACGGTCGGTCCGGGTGCATTTGTTCGCGTCGGAAATCTCGATGATTTCATCATTATCTTCATTACATAAAACAGTATCTCCTGGTCGTTTCGCAGTCAATACTTTTTGTCGAATATAGGTTAAATAGTCACTATAAGATGACGTTTTCACGAAAGGCTTAACCGTAGCGTGCGGTTGTGGTCGTCGGACCCATCTATATTTTGTGCTAATTAATCCGCTAGTGTTTAATGACGACGTTTTTACAACAGACGAATCTTCTAGACTAGTTACTCCCGATTGCACGATAGGTGTTATTTCATATTTCCCACAACACCCGCCGTGGCCTCTAGGCGTGCTTCCTTTCATTAGTGTGCGAGGTAATGACCGAGATAAAGATGTTTGACCGATGTATCCTTGATTGCGATGCGTGCCATTCAACGAAAACCCGTTTGGGGATTTATGTGTTGGGTTTGGAATACGATGGTAATTCTGAGCAAGTGCCTTCCGTTTTAATGTAACCAATGACATAGTATATATAACACTAACATATTGTTTACTATACAATCTGGACAATTCAGCGTTTATTGCTATTTAATAGATTAAAACGGATCGCGGTTTCGCCGGTAAACATCTGTGATTTTGGCCCAACTACCCGTAATTTATCGTTTGTATGTAAATACAGCGCATTCGGGATATATACAAATCCATACCCAGAGTTTGACGCTAAACCATATACTGTAGTAAACAAATCACTCGCATTTGTCAATATCCACTGATTACCTGCGTCAATTCTGCCATAGGAAATACCGCCGAGACCTCCAAATAAGACAAATGACTGATTCCAGCACGAAGAATATACCTCGGATAATTGGGTATTTATAGTTGCACCATTTACCACCGTGTCAAAATTCAAATGCGAGTTTTCGGCGTCATTTGTCAAAAGTGTAACAACGCCCAAAATATCCGAGATAAATGTGTATTCGCCATCCGTGCAAACACTCGTAATCGGGTTTTGGGATAATCCATATATAGCCGAATTCACGTATAACCCCGCATTTGTAGGATTTTGTTCGAGAGTATTGAGTGACAAATCCGCCAATCGATAGGTGGGTGTAGTTGCATCTGCAAATGACACTGCATTTGTGCGAAATACCACATTGTTTTTTAGTGAAATTGGTGTTTCGTATCTCGATAATACACTCCCGTCTATATTTTGTTCTTCATACAAATCGAGTTCAATAATCGACGCAAACGTTTCGCCAAATGTGGATTTTACAACGAATCGGTAATAACCATACCCGACAGCATTATTGATGACTATCGGTAGAGTAAAACGCGGCGTTTTCCACGTATTGTTTGGCGGCGTGGTCGGTTGAAACGAAAACGAATGCAGTTCGTGCCAGTTCGCGCCATCGGTGGAACCCAGCATAACCCATTCGCGCGGAATCGCGGTTGTATCTGCTACGTTTGTGGAAAACGTAATCGAATACGATATGACTCTTGGCGGATTATAATAATCCGATGGGTTTATACTAAATTGCAACCATTCGCCATTTGCGGATTGCGTTATATTCGAGAGACTCGTATATGTTGTTGATTCAGACCCAGAATATACTCCCGAAGACGATACATATTTATTTGCGGATGATCTCCATCCATTCGCATACGTATTATTAAACGCGAGGTATGTTTCATACCCGGTTTGTGATGTAGAAGCATTATTGGATGCGTTAGATGTCGAAGGACCCGGACCCGTAAAATACCCATATTTCGCAACAATACTACTTCCGAACATTGTCGCGTTTTTATCCGGTGTAAATCCCCAATCCGTGCCGTTGTCGGACATTGTGGTGCCTACACTATCGCAATATGCCAACCAGCGTTTTCCAGTCCAACGCACTTTTGTAAATGTGTTTGCACCCGTAGTATTATTCGCAACAATCCATACAATACCATCGAGAGACGTTGATATTGGCGAATTTCCTACACCAACCGCCACAAACCGGGTTCCGTTCCACGCAATATCATACCCTTCTGTCATTATTGACGACTCTCGACCGGTCCATTCTAAACCGTCATAACTTGTGGCAACCCAATACGTGCCTTTTCCAACCGCGACCCATATTGTGCCGTTCCACACCGCGTTATTTGCGCGCTCGCTAAATATCGTTTTTCCTAACCCTACCCAATAAATTCCGTCATAGCTATACGCGAGAGTGTTTTGGCCTTCACCTGTAGCAATTGTCATTGGATAAATTGTGGCTACTCCATCATTATATGAATTCACGCTAAATTGGTTTACGGAAGACAGTGACATATCTGTAATCGTCGAATGCGCCGTCCAGTTATCGCCATCAAAACTGGTGGAATATGTATTGCCGCTACTCTTCCAATATTGTGTGTTATCATAAAAAGCCGGAAGAGACAAATTGGTGTAATTGCGAAGGGTCCATTTTTTACCATCGGAACTCGTTGCGATATTCCCCGCCGGGTCTTCGCCATACACTGACCAGTTGACTCCGTCCCAATTAACGTTTGTTGCTTTCACCGAAAACATATTCGGGACAGATTCCCACGTTTCGCCGTCTATACTATACGCAATCGACCGACCCGTTCCCAAATCCGGAATTCCCGCCGCAACCCATATTTCGCCGTTCCACCGAACGGAAAGTCCTCGTTGAAACCCGGGTATTTGAACACCTAACCAATATACGCCATCCATACTATATGCGGCGGTGTGTTGTTTCCCTGACTCATCCGACCCCACCGCAACCCACATATGACTCTCTTTTGACCAGTCCACGCCGTATGCGCCGTCCATAAAAATATATTTCCCTCTGCCGACCCATTTTATACCGTCACTACTTGTGGCAATCGTGTTCGTATCTCCATTACCGACCGCTACCCATATACGACCATTCCATTTTGCATCATTCGCGCAAACGGAAAACACATTTGATGAATTAGCCGGTGTCCACGCTGCGCCGGCGTTCAAACTATACGATATGGTCGTTGTTCCGTTATCTAATAAGACATTACCGAGTGATAGATGCACCATACGTGGAAATCGAATGGTATTGTAACATTCCGCGTTTGTTTCAATGTCTCGTATTTGAAAGACGCCATCTTGCGGGACAATACTATAATGTTTGCCGTCATACCCTGACAACAACACATTTCCGCCAATCGTGGATAAATTACCCATTAACATTACGCGATTATTCACCCATTTCGCATTCATTACTTGATTCGTGGTAAGAATGTTGTCGGGAACCTCCGCCAACTCCCAATTTTCACCATCAATACTGTATTTGTAGGTGCTCGTTCCGTTTTGGTTGGTATGCGCCAATACGAATACTGCGCCATTCCAAGTGATTGAAATATTCGGCTCGGACATCTTATAACATATACTGCGGTTTTTACGCCTTTCGACATTTTAAACGCCGTTTCGCCTAAAATGTAAAATGTAATTTAACCGAAATAAAATAGAAATAACCATTTTAGTTATTTTTTCGTTAAACAATATACGAGAGTCCATATATTATAACTAAAATGGTGAATTACAATTGCGACAATAAGACGTTTACTCAAAAATCACATTATACGCAACACCAAAAACAGCAAAATATGTGCGAAAATAGTGTAGATAAACTGAAGGTATTCGTCGATAAACCGGTTGAAGATACACGGAATGCTATCATTCCGGCTATCATTCCAGAAAAAAAAACGGAAAATGCAATTGTAATCAAACGAAAAATTGATTCAACGAATAATCATTTCACTGAACAACATACAAATACAATACCTATACCTAAACCAAATATGGAAACGAAACCAGAAACGAAACAAACGAAAGGATTACAACGCAATACTATTGATAAATATTACACAAAGGACTCTGTGGCAGAATTGTGTATAAATCTGGTTAAAACGCATATACAAATCGGTGCGGACGACTTAATTATAGAACCCAGTGCGGGAAATGGCTCGTTTATTGCCGGTATTAAATCATTAACGGGCAATTACAAATTTTACGATTTAGAACCGGAAAATGACGAAATAAGTAAACAGGATTATTTATTGTATGATTCTAAAAATGCGAAGCGGGGGGCGGGAAGAATACATACATTAGGAAACCCGCCATTTGGCCGTCAATCATCCATGGCAATTAAATTTATAAAAAAATCGTGTGAGTTCAGCGACAGCGTTTCGTTTATATTACCTAAAAGCTTCAAAAAAGACAGTTTACGAAAAACATTTCCATTGAATTTTCATCTTGTGTTCGAGGTTGATTTACCCGAGAAATCGTTTTTAGTAGATGGTGTAGAACATAACGTTCCGTGCATTTTCCAAATTTGGGAAAAAAAGACAACGAACCGAATTGTAAACGAAAAAGTAGAACCACTGCACTATATGTTTGTTAACAAAACCGAAAATCCGGATATTTCATTTCGCCGTGTAGGTGTGAATGCCGGGACAATAGATACCCGAATCGATGAAAAAAGTATTCAATCGCATTATTTTATAAAATTTACCAATGGCAAATCTATTGCCGATAATATAGCCCAGTTGGCGACGATAACGTATGACTTTAACAATACAGTTGGACCTAAATCGATTTCAAAACAGGAACTAATACTGAGTTTCAACACGGTATTAGAGCCTTAAACGTCTGGACGTTAACCAAAATATGATTCAACAATATTGCGTAAATTATTTAAGTAGCATAACGTGTTATTCGTGAAACCAGTTGCGAACAGTTTGTAAGCCTTGGTTTTTTTACTTTTGAATTGAATAAGATTGCAAACCACGCATAATAGCTTACTATTTTCGGTATTATGCTTGTTGTTTTCGATATACTTTGAGAATCGGTTGAGTTGCTGTCCTCCTCGCCATAAATCCAGTTGGTTCATCCCAATTAGAATTTTATTGGTGGATTTTTCCAGAATATACCAATCCGGTATTTCAGTAGTAAAATGACCTTCGCATTTCTTTTCAAAGCAGACATCAAAACGTGTCGAGTCCAATTCGAATTTGGTAATACGGTCCTTAACTATATGATTGAACTTATTGCCGCGTATAACGCCTTTCGTTCCGGGGGGTATTAGACGCGGTAAATATTTCTGCGTTATTCTCTGTTTTGTCTCTTCATCGACGATTTCGGATAATACATCGCCCAATATTTTGATTTCATTCTTAACAGAATTGCATTCTTTGTAATCGCACATTAGGTTTTTGTCGGTTAATTCTTCCATTGTGTTTTTGCAGAATTCGCGTTGAATTCTCGCGTTGATTTCCTCGAGAGGCATTTCGAGGGGTTCGTTCGAGAGTATTTCTTGTGGTTCAGTCATTGTATATTAATTCAATTATAAATATATGTATGTGTAATTGTATTGTAAGTGTTTTATTCTATTTTTTGCAATTCAATTTTATGCATCTACTCCCGAATAAATGTATGGGTGATTATATTGCGAGAGATTACCATACACACACAAATACAAAATCGATAAAATTGAACGTGCCGGGTATGCACGTTTGATATTGCATCACCGATTGAATATTTATCTCTTATAATTTTAGTGTTATTTTATTTGAACATATAAATCATATAAATATATATGGGTTATATCAGAATGTCACAGATCCAGTATACAAACATTGAAAACCAGTATATTCAGAACAATACCGGGAACGAAATTGACACGTTTTCTCAACAATTACAAAAACGAGCATCTTCTCCCGAATTTTCCATTGAAAAACTAAAGGAATTATATATTGAATCGTTAACCCCAAAAGAAAGAAAAGCATACGAAATTGCGCGATCGCATTTGGGAATGTCATTTACTCTCGAAAAAAGCGTCGGTTTTTTAGAATGGAAATCCACATTTGTCGCATCTACCAAATAATACCTATATAAAATATTATATTTCGTATAATATTTTACGATTTTATATCTATGAAAAATGAGCAGACACCAAATTACATTATGATTTCGCCGTTTTTACTTCCGTTTTTAGTTTCTTATATTCAGCATAACTCATTTTTTGCGGCAAATTTGGCGCTAACTTCACCGGTTGTGTTATTTCGGGTGTTGCCCCCGGCTCCGATATAACGGATGTTTGTTTCATAGATACATTCGGGTCGGAGGCGTCGCTATTTCTCAAATGATTCTTTTGCGAAAAAATCGAATATATACCGTTTTCGTGTAAACTACTATTCGTAGCGGGGGCTGAAATCATCGCGGCACTTCTATGTTCAATCTTCTGGGTAAACGATGCATTGCGCGTTTTACCTAAACAAATAAACCGATTCATTTTTTTCTCCACCGGTTTACTCTCCGTTCGATTATCTGGGGTTTTCGCGGGGTTCACCTTTCCGGAAACGTTGTTATAACTTTTAAACTTTGCAAACGGACCATTTTTCAAACCGGAATCATTTGCACCGCCGTTCGTTCCGCGCAACTGGTCGCTCTTTACTGTATTCGAGTTTTCATTTTGTGTTTTCTGTTCTTTTTGTTGCCGGGCTTCTTCGTTATGATTCTCCGTAATCTTAGACGGGGGTTTATCGGCTAAGACATTTTCGTCCATAAAAAAATCTCGACAGCAAAACACTAATACATACTTCATTGCAATCGCGTTTAGCAATGAATACGGGATATTTTGGTCAGAGTAATATGCAAACCCGAGTTGATAAGCATCATACCACATTACTACGTTTCCGCGAGGAGTATTTTCAAATAGTATTTTTGTCCGCCATTTTCTCTCGAGATAGTTGTTTTCGTTTGTCATTAGCTCGGACCATTTCGATTTCGTATAAAAAATCTCATCCACGTTTGCATTATACCGCGACTGGTCACTACTCTGTTCATACGATGTAAAAAAACGCTTCGATTTGTGATCGATATATTGTTCGGATAATGACATAACAGTTGAAACATTCGAAATAGCTATACTTGCAGCCGATTTGGGAGCAGTTTCGCGATTACGTAATTTGTTTACAGCCGTTGTCACCAATTGAACGACCCGACCACAATTCGAGAGTATAACAGTATGGTATACGTTTTTCAAGAAATCACGGATATAAAAAATGTAATAAAATACTGGAATAAAAATAGAATAGAACATAATAATTGATTACAGTAATAAATAAAATGCACAATTGTTTATTTGGTTTATAGATGTATATTTATACAGTATAATATTGTATAAATGTATAATAATATCAGGTTGGTGGTTGGTGTATGATAACCGAGAGTTTACTCGAGCTGTGATTTGCGATATGCGAATAGGTCGCCGATTTCTTTATCTAACACCGGAACCTCGATTTTTTCGTAGTTTTTTGTTGTGTTTTCCGGATGTATGCACACCAAGAATAGCCCCGTGATTTTTTTGTCGTATTTGTGTTCCAGTATGGTTTTGTATGTGTTCAATTGTATGGCATAGTGCCAATAGTTCGTGTCAGGAAGATGGTTAATACATTTCGTCACGGCGTATTTGCAGTAATTATCGTCGTATTTGATTTCGCGACAACGTTTCCAATCATAAATTACGAGATTTCCGTCCGGCTTTTCGAACACCATATCGATTGACCCCGACAGCTTATACTCTTCATAATACACCGTCCACTCAGTGCGATAAGGTTTCAATTCGGGATGGTCCGCTACAAACCGTTTAAAATACTGAAACTCGATGCTGTCATTATTAACTTCCATATTGTTATAATAGCATTCTATATCGTAATGCATTTTAGTGCCCGATCCCGCCGCCGAATCGCGATTCGCTTCCCATTGCTGTTTAATCTGGTCTTTCGTCATCCCGTAGTATTTATTGTTCGGATCGTTTAATTTGCCGTTTCGCTCCATTGAATCAATCACTTTGTCCGCGTCAAAATGCGAGAACTGTTGATGTATAAACGTGGTAACCGACGTATATCCACCTTCGCCGTGAACGGTATAAATATGTGGTCCTTCGTCAAACTCGATGAATTGGTCGCGTGGGTGTGGGTTTTTTTCTGCTAAAAACGTGGGGATAATTTTCGTCGACATATCTATAACGTGATTGTGATTGTAGAATATATATGAATATATCAATGGCTATAATTGTGTTTATGTCGTTTGTAAAACGAATAAATCAATTTTATCAAGATGGATAGACATTAGCGCGATCGTTATACATATTCGCATTCGGCCATCGATTGCGCGTTTTCTTCCAACGTAGAAAACAACCACTTACGCACTTCAGCAATGCCTTTTTCCTTTGATGGACGCATAGAATTCACACGCATCATATACGCGATTTGTTCTTCCCCGCGGGTTTCGTTGCTACTGATAATCTCCGTATTTATTCGCTGCCAATTCAGAAATTCGCGCACAAACAATTGTGAAATATAGTCCAACATCGTTTCTAACTCAGCGTTCGTCATTTGTTTCCACAAAGTCTGCATTTTGACGGGTTTCTTGAACGCAACATCCCCGTTTTCGCGGATATCGTCGCCACAATATATATAAAAGACATTCGGTTTCTGAGCAAAACATCGAATCGGCAAAACGCGTTTGGGTTTGTCGTCGCGGATATACGATTCCAACACGTATTTTATACCATCCACCAATCCCTGTTGAAATACGCGAAACAGGAACGCATTGGACACATTGCTCCAATGTTCGCTCATTGCGGTTTCTTCTTTTGGGGTTAGCGAGACCGGTATCTGCAGATGTATCAATTTCCACCATTCGCAAAATGTGTGTTGCGGAATAGTTACCGAATGATTTAAGCAATCCACAATAACCTTTTTTTGACGAATACTAGTGGTCGCTTTTAAACGAATAACCTCTCGTTCTAATCGTTCACATTTTAACGAGAGTTCTTGCACAAACCGAAATAATTCTTTATGAGAAGGTAGTTTATTACCGAAGTCGTCCATTTCAGTTTTGGGGTCTCGTCGTAATTTATAAAAATACTCGCAACAAGCTAAATGTTTTTCGTAATCTTTCTTATATTTCCAATTATGATGGCAATATTTACAGAATATTTCCGCCATTCAATTTTATACGATTTGTCTGACTATTATATGCGCACATTTTTTGTGTTGTTTACAATAGGTTTATTTCGGCAATTCGTTATTTGGCGATATACAATACGTTTGTAAATTATATAATGAACCGTCCCAATCATCCGGATATAACGAAAAACAGCGCAAACCATTTTAGCGTATCGGAACCGCCAGCTCAAAACACGTTATCACACACGTTAGCCGGATTAATCGACCGTTCAGTGAATCAAGATGTATTACAGAGAATTCAAGAGTTAGATACCACCAACCCCAATTTGGACGAATATGAAAATGACCCTATTCCTGCCAAGAAAATCAATCCATTACGCTCAAAATCCGGTTTATATTTTCGCGACCTTTTGAAACAGTCCGCCAAAAAATAATGATATTGCACTTTGACCATAACACACTATTCATAAACCGCCAAATACATATTTCCAAATCCGGAAATTGGCACTATTGTATATTTCAATTCGTTACGTAAATAATCAAACAATTGTTCGTTGGTGCCGTTTGATTCGAACATAATTGGCGGATTACCCGAATTTTCAATCGTTTTTTTTGCGCCTTGCAATACGAACAATTCGTTATCCTCTACATCTATTTTTATAAACCCCACATTTTTAAACCCGAAACTGTCGAGAGTGCGTATTTCGACAGTTTCGGTATTCAATACGTCAGAGTTAGGTGTGCGAATAGTTGAACCGCCGCCATCTGCGCTAACAATATGCAATGTGTTATTTCCGGTTTGTGATTCGGACCCTAATCCGACATTATGACAAATCACATTTCGCAATTTCGAGAGTGCTACACCTCCGCATAACGCGTAATAAGTCGCGCGTTGTGGTTCAAAACAATGCACTTGCTTGCAATAATCAGCCAACGTAATAGAATAGGTCCCTGTATGTGCACCAATATCTAAAAATAAACGGTGTTTGCTGCAATATTGTTTACACCATTCAATTAAAATGGATTCAAACAACCCTTTTTTTGCATAATAATCTATGTTCACTTCGGGTAAAATATACACATTGCGGTTATTTAAATATACTATTTGGTCGTCGTGGGTCGTTCCAACGTCGGTTCCTTTTGGTTTAGCCATCATAAAATAAGAACTACTCATACTCTTGACAATATACTATACGATATTGTGTTTTTATGTTATATTATTGAATAAATATAAACGACTAATATTATAGTTATAATATCATTCGCGTTACAGATACAGCAATGCTTTTTACCATTTTGTCACAACCAGCTACACGGTTATCATCCAAAACCGATGACGAAGTGCACTTATTTATGCAATTTTATATAGATAATCATACACATAGACATAGTGAAATAGTAACTTGTCTGCAAAAAAACGTGCAAAACCCGCATATTAGTAAAATTCATCTATTAAATGAACGAATATACACTGCACAAGAACTGGGAGTTGAGTCTAGTAAAATAATACAGTCAAATATCAATAAGCGGTTAATGTATAGTGATGTGTTTAAATACATCAACGAGACCGGAATACGCGGATACGTTATTATTGCGAATTCCGACATACTATTCGACAATACTCTCGAAAACCTGTTATATTCCGACATTCACCTATCGAAAAAGATGTTTGCGCAATTGCGATATGAATACAACCCGATCGACCCGTCCATTAGTAAATTGTTTGGCCCACGAATCGACTCTCAGGATGCGTGGATTTTACATACCAATTATACCGTAGCAAAAAAACACGAGAAATTATTCGATTTTAACTTGGGTATTCTGGGGTGTGATAATAAAATAATGTATTTATTTGCGTTGTTAGGATACGAAATCATATGTCATCCTGCATTTATTCGAACCTTACATTATCACTTGAGCCAGAAACGCAATTATACGGCAAAAGATCGCATATATCCAACCTACGGAATGATAGTTCCATATGGTTTTACTATGGAAGAATGCAAGAAATGTTACGGACAAGTTCCGTATTTAGATTATTACTCTTGTGCCGCAGAAATGCCTAGCATAGATGATAACCGCGTATTGCACGATTATATACTCTCGTCATTTGATAAAAACCGGTCGTTTGTGATACCCCGCATTTCTAAACCCGAATCCCATATAGGCTGGATAGGTAACGAATGGGCGAATGATAGAATAACAAGTGAGGATATTTCATATGTGCAAAATAATAGAATCACATTAAAAAATAATACTGGCGTATTGATAACAGATATGGCCCAAACAATCGAATTTGCACAACCCTATATGAAATCGTTTGAAACCTGCGAAATATACGGCGGGTGTGAAAAACACGGACCAATGTATGATAAATACCACGCAAACATTGATTCGTTCTGTAAAAATAAAAAACGAATATGGGCGGAAGCATTTGCCGCCTATAATTACATTTATACTACTCCGTGGACACACGCGTTGCGTGGAAAACGCATATTGGTTATATCACCTTTTGTGGATAGTATCCGTAAACAACTACCTATACGCGACAAATTATATGATGGGGTGGATTTGTTCCCCGAATGCACGTTTGAACTTGTGAAATCGCCTATGACTCTCGGATACGATAACACAACCGAATTGGAAGACTATTTCGGGGTTCATTTGCGAGAGTTTAAAAAGCAAGTGGATGCCGTAAAAGACCAATACGATATTGCACTCGTTGGTTGTGGAGGGTATGATGCTCTAATTTGTAACCACATTTATGAATCGGGAAAATCCGCCATACAAGTAGGCGACGTGTTGCAGATGTTGTTTGGAATATTCGGTAACCGTTGGATAAATGATACTCCCGAAATAATGAAACTGTTTTTTAATCAACATTGGACCCGTCCAGCCCCTAGCGAAACACCAAAATGCCACAAAAGTATAGAAAACTCGTGTTACTGGTAAGTAGTATCGGCATTTATATTATTTGCATTTAACAATATAAATAATAATATGAAGATTTACGGTGTTATGATATAACTGCATTTATATAATATCTAACCGCAACAATATATACTCTACACGACACGGTAAACACTTACAATGACACTAGAAACCGAATATGCTACTTTATCGTTAGAACAAAAGTATGCGTTTTCCAAGTTTAAAAACGGAGACAATATTTTCATTACCGGTCCCGGTGGAACTGGGAAAACGCGATTTATACAATTCCTCGTTTCACACTTAAAGCACATTGGTTCTACATTTCAGGTATGTGCATTAACCGGGTGTGCGGCGGTATTACTCCAATGCAACGCGAAAACGATTCATTCGTGGAGTGGAATTAAGTTAGCAAAAGGGCCCAAAGACCCAATCATATATCGCGTTTCCCGAAATGCAACCTTAGCCAAAGCGTGGCGTAAAATAAACGTGCTCATTGTAGATGAGGTTAGTATGATGTCGTATAAAATGTTTGAATTACTGGACGAAATCGGGAGAACCATACGAAAATCCAATCTCCCTTTTGGCGGAATTCAGCTCGTATTTACCGGCGATTTTTTCCAATTACCCCCCATTTCAGACGGCGGCGACCCGTATTCTGCCGCATTCTGTTTTGAATCGCCGCGTTGGAATATAACATTCCCCAAAACGAATTGCATTGAATTAAAAACTATGTTCCGGCAAACCGACCCGCAATATATTGAAATCCTCAAACAAATCCGCAAAGGTTATATCGACGTTGAATACGCCGACATTTTAGAAAAATGTGTTAAACGCGGATATGACCCAGCGAAATATGGCGGAGTCATTCCTACCAAACTATTTCCGGTTCGCAATAAGGTCGACGCGGTAAATAACGCAATGTTTTCGCGGTTAGACGGGACGGAATACATATATGAATACTCGTGCAATACAAATAACATCACCTATTTAGATAGCGGAAAACTTCTCTCGATAGAAGACACGATAAAATGCAACGCGCTCACACAAAAAGATATCGAAATGGAAACTGAAAGTCTCCTTTCGACGATACAAACCGCCAAAACGGTATCTCTCAAAAAGGGCGCGGTAGTAATGTGCACCACAAACATTAATGTAGACGAAGGTATATGTAATGGCGCACAAGGAATTGTCATTGACTTTTGCGAATGTCCAACGCGCGAACACACCAATATATTTGTTCCGGTAGTGCGGTTTTCGAACGGTAAAACGATGAAAATCGCGCCGTTGCACCGTCAATCCGAAGACTATCCCGCCATATCGGTTTGCCAAATACCGCTTTGTTTAGCGTGGGCACTTACTATACACAAAATCCAAGGTGCGACTCTCCATATGGCCGATATTGATATCGGAAGAAGCATTTTCGAATGCGGCCAAACATATGTCGCACTCTCACGTATTCGCAGTTTAGACGGGCTGTTTTTATCCGAGTTTTACCCGCAACGTATAAAGGCAAATCCCACCGTTATTGCGTTCTACGATTCGTTTTCGCAACAAATCACTCCCGAAGAAATGAACGATTATATCGCAAAAAACGATGTGCCAAAATGGAACGTATGGTCAAATACAGTGTTCGGAAACACAGTGACCACTCAAGCGATTATGCGCCCACTAAACCGTGTCATAAAATTAGCAGCTGGCGAACTTACCGCAGAAACATATGCGAACGACACTCCCGCCAAAGTGACGGATAATTATATAAAACGAATCATCATTTAATGTCTGGACGTATGGTGTAAAACTCCATAGCCTAGACATTAATCAACAGTAAAAATGTGCATATAGTATATAGGTATTATGCCAGCCGCAAGTATTTTACCGGTAGCCATTCATAACCAGAAACTGTATTTTTTATTCGGCAAAGAAAACGCTCTCGAACAAAGCGCAAAAGGATTTTCCGATTTTGGAGGAGGAATTGAACGTGGCGAAACCGCCTTTCAAACTGCGCTGCGTGAAGGAAGCGAAGAACTCACCGGATTTTTAGGAACGCCAAAAATGTTACAAAAACGATTACGCCAAACCGGGACATACAAGATAGTTCATACGTTTGAAGATAGACCGTCCAACACCTATACGGTGTTTATGTTTCCATTTGTATATCAACCAGAATTGGTGGAATACTTTAATAATAATCACTCGTTTTTATGGGATCGAATGGATAAACAAATGCTCTCGAAAAGTAAGCTGTTCGAAAAGATTCAGGTGGAGTGGTTTTGCGAAGACGAACTCGAAAAGCGTTCCGACGAATATCGCCCATTTTATAGAGAAGTCGTTCAACACATTATTCAGCACAAAGAAAAAATACGACGGTTTATCGAACGCGGGCCCGCCGGTCGCGCAAAAACGATGCGATGTAAACCTTGTCCAAAGTGTAACCGAACACGCAGTATTTGGGGAGGAAAATGATAAATGACGAACTCTTACAATATGGCAAAACGTATTGATCTGTGTTTATGGATATTGTAAATATCGTGCTATACATTATACATTATGCTGCGATCGACGCGCCACCGCCGTAAACCCATACAAACGCCGTCTACAGTGGATAGTATTCTAAGAGATTTACCCGCGCATAAGCCCGTTACAAACTTTAGTGAAGAATTTATTCAACAAAACATCACAGTTCAAGACGGCAACATCATTGAAGACGTCTATACTCGAAGTAACCGCAACGGTAAACAACGCGAAAAGCAAACTCGCCGAATTATTCCGATTTATCGACGAAACGATCCACGCACATATCAATTAAACCGCCCAATAAATACAGACACAATGTCTCCATTATTGCAATTACGCAATAGAATGCCGACTCCCACTTTTGCATATCATAGTAAACGTCCGGTAAAACCCAAACACTCTACCAAACGTCGTAATATAAAACCGACAAAATCAACACCGACGAAATGATACAATCGATATTACAAAACAGGAGTCTAAGAATGGATACGTTACAAGCCATCTATACGTAAGAGTTCAACACAGTATATATATTATATTGATGTATAATATATAACGGTATTTGTGAAACAATAATGTCAAAATATCCCCAAAAACAAACTTCAATTAATGAATTAGTAGTTGACTACCTAACGTTAAAACGGGCAATTCAAGGAAAATTAGTCGTTACTGAAACGCTTGAAGTTAAGAAAAATGCGGTTTTTATTAAAAATGTCGTCGTTAAAGAAAACGCGAATATTTCCCAAAACGTATATGCAGAAAATATGTATGCGCGCAATAGTATTTACACGCACGATATTATCGCAAAAGGAAATTTACTAATAGAAGGCGACAGTGCTATTGCATATAATAATTTAAGTGTAGGCGGCAATATATTATTGCAAGATACATTGGCATTTACGCAAACCGATGCAACCATTCATTCAAGTGGACAACAAAACATCGGAATTAATACACTGACACCCTCATCTACTCTCGATATTGTTGGGACAAACCCACGTTCGTTAAACGTGTTTACATCTAATATAACAAATTTAAACATTATAGCGAGAAATAACGCAAACAATGGCATAACTACTTTTTCAAACACGGTCACCTCACATATCGGGTTCTATAACAACACTACGATTAACGATTCCACATTTAACGTATCTTCGCAAACTCCCGACGCAAAAATAGAATACGCGAATTCCGGAACATTATCAGTCAATGCGCCAAACAGTATAGATATGTATTCTCGCACACATATTACATCGAACCGTTCCAAATCCAATTTGACTGTATTTAACGAAACACTAGCGGTTCACGGAAATGGAAGCGCGGTTCCATATTTATGGAATTATTATGAAAACGACAATACTACTAGAGAGTCAGTTGCAACATTTATTTCGGGAAATTCGTATACAAACACTTTCTTGAATATGGTTGCTCCAAATAAACAGGGAGTGTCAATTGGCGGAGGTGAATACATCAATGATTCAACACGTTCCTTTGGAACTCTCGGATTAATCAATTCTGACGGGGAATATTATCCTTCATTAACTGTTGTTTCTGGAAATAGTAGAGTGAAACAAAAATTCACACTGGGTATTAATACCCACTCTCCAAAAGTAGACGCTTATTCTGTAGATATCAATGGTCCTATCCAAATTACGAATGGAGAGATAACGCCGGTTTATCATAGTGATTTTGAAATATTAACAATGTCTTTCTCAAGAAAAGATCCGCTTCACGGTGTCGCTGTTGGAACGCCAACGAATATAGCAGGTAATACATTTACATATACAATTCTATATACAAATACAGGCGGTGAATCATGGTATACCGGTAATTTACCTGGAGGAGCAACTGATTTTGCTATATTTGCAACTAGTTTTAAAGACTCATATGTTTATGATAGCAGCTTATCCATCATCGTGGGAGAGTTAACTACATCAAACAACGAATCTATAATTCTGTATTCAAGAGATAGCGGGCACAACTGGTATATATTAAAAATGTACGCCGGAACTGTTTCAAATGACAATTTATTTAAAAATATCAAATCAGTTTTTATCAATGACAGCACGGTATTTTTGGCGGCATCATCCCAAATACTATCAGTGAATAAAGCCAGCATTAAAATTCCTTCTTTTTCTGATATATTTATCGACTTAACGGCTGATTTGGGTAATATATATGTTTTAAACCTAAACCCAGGTATCACCAATTTAAACAGTTTAAAAATAAACGGACACGCCAATCGTTTACATCTCGTATATGGCAATGTAATAGCGAGTTATAATATCCCGTTGTCACACTCGTTGTCGCAGCCAGCATATCACACGAATGGTAATAACCTAACGTATAACTCCATATCAGTATATGACGATAATCACGCTGTAGCTGTAGGAAACAATATCATTTCGTATATTTCGGGCAATAATGCTTGGGCAGATGTGCAGAATCATTATAATTATAAATTGAATTCGGTATATATGTATGATACGCACTTCAGTATTGCGGTTGGAAATGATGGAACCATCGTGTATTCTTCCGATGGAAATTACACGTGGAATCCAATGCCACGAGACATATTAAATACATCCGGAGTTTCGACATTGATATCATCTTCGAAGTTGACACACACCGCTAGGGTAAACAGCAATTCATTTATAATAACTAAAAATTCGATACCTTATATCTCGGGGAACAATACGGTTGGAAGAAAAGGAGACTCCACTATTTATTACTGTTATTTACCACATTTTTTAGATAATGCAAACAATTTCGTGGTTGATGTATTTGGAAGTTCGCGGTTTTCCGGGGACATAAACGTATACAATAAAGGAAAAATAAATAGCACAAATGATACATTTTATTTATTGAATCAACAAGTGAACGCAATTTATTTTGGCAACGACGCGACAACTGTATCTGTCGGCAACATTTCGAATAGCACACTTACGGTAAACCACAATTTAAACGTATTAAACGATTCGTCATTTAACCGTAACGTAACTATTGG